GAGGGTGTGGCCGGGGGGGGCGGGGTCTTTCCCGTGGCGCGAACAGCGGCCAGCTGAGCTAGTAGCGCCGCCTCTTCGTCCGCCTCTTCCTGCGGGGGCGGTACGGGCTTGGACGGCGAGGACGCTGCAGGCTTGGGCGCAGGAGCACTTACCCCTGCAGACTGCTCGCGAGGCTTTCCGCCGTCGAGAATTCGTGCAACCTCAGTGGGCTCACCGTTTGACGCAACCAACTCTCTCACCTGTTCCGGGGTGGCGTACCTAACGATGGTGCCGAGGTCGGGGATGATGCTCTGCGCAGCTTCCAAGTCCTCGTCCGTCAGGGCCTGCTGAACGATAATCTGGGAGGTTACCTTCTGGCCTTCTGCCGTCTGAAAGGTCTTGTTTTCGCGCCACGGCTCTACCGAGAAGCTGTAGTCCTGAATCTTCTTGCCGCTGCGGATAAACTCCAGCCAGACGCCCGTGTCAATGTCAAGCGCGTCGATATCCTGCTCTTTCTTTAGCTTGGCGATACAGGTCTCTAGAGCCTTCTTCATCTTGCCGTTAATGACAAGGACCCCGTACTCTCCAGCGAGGTTCTTGACACCAAGATAGTACCCAGAGTCGCGATTATGACTCTTGAGCCAGTCAACGTGTGCCGTCAACATGCTCTTGATGGTTTCCTCGTCGTGTCCTGCAGCCTGCAACTCACCCTTCTTGGCCTCGTACTGCTGCTTACGCTTGGCGATTAGTTCGCACTCTGCGCACGACACTTCCACCATGCCGTTGTAGTTCTTCTTCTCAGGGCAGCCGAACACTCGATGCTGGGTCTTGGAAGGGTCCGAACCGTCCGGTACCTTGTAGCCCCAGTGCTGGGCGTGATACTTAAACCACTGACCCGCCTCAGCAAGACTCTTGGTCGGGGGGAAGATGCGATACACTTCGCGACCTTCCGCGTCTTCGCCCTTCACTCGCCAAGTCTTCATGTTAACCTTGGGCTTCGGCTTTCCGTACTTTTCTCGAATTGACATGTGTTTTCCTTTGGGTGTTTAGTGGGTTTGTGTTTCTTTGACTTTTTTGGCCAATGCTTTTAGCGTCTTTGCGACTGACTCTTCTGTGGGCTCTTCCTTTGGGTTCACTGCATATAGCGGCCTTCCTAGCTCTTTCGAAAAGGCTTCTTGGGCGCGGGGGGTACCTCCAGTTACAATCACCAGTGTGCTTGTGCCTGTATACCGTGCTTTCAGAGTGCTTTCTCCGACCACCTTCTGCAGTCTTCTGATGGCCGGAAGCTCGCCAGCGAGCGAGGCCACCTTGCTTCTGATGTATTCTACAGCTTCGTTTCGTGAAGAGAACGTAGTGCCAGAAACAAACGGAATGAACACAGGGTCCTCTTCGATGCTCTTCATGAAGGTTTCAAAAGACTTATTGAAAACGGCCTCCTGAAGCCCGCCCAGCACTTTGCGTTCGCCCATCGAATCCCAAAACGTCTCTACAAGCTCATCGTAAAGACCGTCAAGGCTGACCGTCACAGCGTCGGCAATTTCGCTCGCAACTGATGCAAATTCATTTGCATAAGCATTCGGTAACACGTATGTAGCGTGTTCAATAGCGAACTTCTTGTATTGTGCAGTCAGGTTCTCAAGGTCTCTGAGTCCGCTGTTCTTCAGCATTTCTCGGCCAGCCTTAGAACGGGGGTCTCCAACTGTCGGTTCTATGTTGGCGGCTTCTTGTGCCTTGTCAATCTTCTCTAGCAAATCACCTAATGTCATTCTTCCTCCTGTTCTTCCGTTTTTGTTGTGAATGGCCCCTTGCCAACCACGATGTCTTCTATTGCAAAAGGTCTATCGCTCCACTTGGAAAGAACGAGCATCACGAGAGAGCCTTTTAGATTTTTGGATAGGTGGTCTGGCAGCTTGCCGTCTTTCGATGGCCACTTCACGAACGTATAGCGCGAACCGTCTACGTCCACGGACAGCTTTGCCATGGTCTTGTTTTTGGCTGGTCCGTACTGTCTCCTCTCGTCTTCGACCACATAAGCGGGGACAGCAACAAGCATGCGGAAATTATCAGGCCAAGGAGTGTGCTGTTCTGCCTTGTCGATAGTTTTTGTCTTGGCTACTGTCAAGACGTGCCGCTCTTCATTACGTGGGTCTAGCCAAGAGAAGGACGAGTGGTCGAGGTCTAGGCCTTCCATTCCAGCAAGCAGTGGTAGAATCTTAGCGGAATAGGCCGGTAGAACTCCCTTGCGTACCTGATACCGGGTGGCGGCATCCATGTTTACATAAACTGGGTCAACAGGCTTGGGCTTCTTTGCCTTTTTCTTTCCAATGGATTCGATTGCAGCCTTTGCTACCTCGTACCCCTGCAACTGCTCTAGTACCGTGGAGTCGTGCGAAAACAAAGAGTCCATGGCACCAGATATAATTAGGGAGTAGATGATACGGCTGTTTAGCGCAGACCGCCCCTTGATTTGCTTTCCGGTTTTTTCGCTCTTGCTCGTTCTGGCTTCCCGGTCTTCTTCGATTGCCATAACAAACGACTGTATGTCTGTTACCTTCGAAGCCAACCTCACCAACTCCTTGTGCGCCGTTTCGCCAACCCCATGTAGCAGTGACAGTGGCGCTCGAATCCTTTCATTGACAATCTCAAAGTTGTCTGTAGACAGCTTTACGTCTGGGTGGTCAATGAGGTGACCACAATACTTCCAGTATTCTTCATTGATTTTGTCCTTGCTGGCGTTTCTCAGCACTGCAGTCCACCACTCCAGCGGGTAATGGTGCTTGAGGAAAGCGCATGCGTAAGCAATAGACACGTAGCAAACGGCGTGCGACTTATTGAAGCCGTACTGCCCCCAGCTGGAGAAGAATTCAAACACATGCTTAGCCCCTTCTTCTCCAAGCTGCTCCTTTGCACGCTCCACGAAAAAGGGGTAAGCCTTCATGATTTTGTCGTGCTTCTTCTTGGCGACGTTAGAGCGAAACTCTTCGGCTTCCGAGCCGGTGCAACCGGTCAAAAGTTGGTACATCTTTTGCAATTGCTCTTGGAATGCCATTACGCCGTGCGTCTCGGGAAGATGCTGCTGGAATATGGGGAGCGCGCCGACAGGAGCCTCACCACGCGCGCGGCGCGCAAACTCCACGAGCATGTTGTGGCGGGTACCATCCTCGTTTTCAACGAATGCGTCCAGAGGTCCGGGCCGGTCCAGTGCTGTAAAAGCCGCAAGAGCTTCAATGGAGTCCAGTGCCTTCCGGTTCGTTCCCGGTTTGTAGTAGTCAAATTCCTTCAAGCCCGCACGCGCGGCAGGAGCGTCAAACTGGAATACAGTCTCAACGCGCCCCTCGCAGATGTCCTTGAAAACGTTCTGGTCTTCGGGCAGGTCCCATATGTCGTGCTTCTCTTCGCCCAGAGGCACTACACGGTGTCCCGGCACTGCGCGCCCCCCTAACGTAAACCGGTCTTCGTGGGATAGCACTTTCCCAAGCTTGCGCTTTTGAATGATGGCGATTGCGTCAGATATGGTCTTCAGAACAGTGATTACAAGGAAGTCCATCTTGACACCACCGGCACCTTCCACGTCACGGGAATCAAATTGAGTAACGCGAATGCCGCTAACTTCAGTGGTCGGAATGATGTTTTGTACCGGAACGTTGCTTATGATGTACCCACAAGCGTGTCTTCCTTTTGCCCTCGCCAGTCCGAGGGCTAGTTTCACAAGCTCCCAGTCTTTTGGGTATTTACGGATGTATTCTTGAATCGACGGGTCTGTGTCTATCACCCCCGGCACGAATTCGCCGTCCGGACTCTCGTATCCAAAAACGAAATCTGAATCTGCCACGCCCTGTGGAGGAACAGGCATCTTTTTGGTAAGCTCTTCTACATCCTCAGGTACACGTCCGTGCCGGAACCGGGCCACGTCCTTAATAGAGGACTTGAGCTTCAGCGTCGTATCCACACTGATTTGTGCGTAATGGTCTCCGAACCGCTCCTTTAGCCACCCGCCCTCTCCATCTTCCCCTACCAGCAAGTCTCGGTGTGGAAGGTCTTGTGCGATGTCAGGAACCTTATCAGAGGCGATGCGGTCAAGCGTCAGGAAGCGCTCTAGCGAAAGCCCATACTTCAGGGGGTCTACGTGGGTAATGCCAAGCAGGTAGGTCAGCAGAAGCCCTGCCGCAGAACCACGACCGGGTCCAGTGAGTAGTCCGTGTTGACCATACAGTCCGCAGACCTCCTCGTCTATCATAAAATATGGCAAAAGGTCAATTACGCCATTCCGATGCAGCAGCTTGATTTCCTGCTGAAGGCGACTGACGTATGCTGGGTTCCCCCAGTCCATGCGCCCGTGCTTCTTGATGAGACCCATGGTGTGTTCTAGGGTCTTCGACGGATAGAACTTGGTAGGTAGCGACACCTCTGACTTTAGCTCAAACCCCTTAAATCGACTCCCCCACTCTATGTTGTTTTGAACCCAAGATTCAAATTCACTCTGGTCAATCCCCATGTGGTCTCGGAAGTACGAGTACGATTCTTCGGAGGTCTGACGGTGATACGAGCCAAAGAACCGCCACGAACCGCCACCTTGAGCAAGTCGGACATCTTGTACTACCTTGTGCTCGGGGACGGCAAAGTGCGAATCGTCAGACACAAGGATGGGCGTTTTGCGATTGTATGCAATGGCACGCATCCAGTTGTTGGAGCCAAGCTGGAGGTCTCCGTCTGGCGCGAATCGGGTACACTCGTTCTGGACAAAATCTGAAATGTACTTGACGTCCTTGATTCCTACGGGCTCTCGCTCTTCCCATTTGTAGTAGTTTTTAACGGCAACGAGGTGGGTGTGCTTGCCACTTTTGAAGGTGTTGGCTAGCGACTCTGCCTTGACTTCACCAACGTTAGTCCGCAAGGTCTTACCGGGATAATACCGTTCTGTCTTGCCGTTTTCCAGCGCAACGAAAACGCCGTCTGTCCAGTTGTGCGTGCAGCGGTGAGGAAACACCTCTACATAGAAGTTTCCGGGCTTTGTAATTGAACGTAGCTTGTCGTAATACGCCATAGCAATGGCGGGCTTGCCAGCCATCAGGTGTCGCTGCACCATGCCGACAAGACACCCAGATGTAAAAACGCAGTTTGTGGCACCAAGCTCTTCAAGGTCGCTCCAATCGAACAGAGGCTTCCGTTCGGAGCCGTGCCGTTCCGCTCGCCCATCAGCCTTAGACAGTAGACGCACGAGCGTAAGATAGGCCTCTTGGTCTAAGCAGTGTACCGTCAAGTGGTAGTATTTGTTGTACTCTGCGTAGGTGTCTGGCGTCCCTTTGGCCGGGTCTCCACCGGTTTTTGGGATTCCATGCTTTTCTAGAATTGGGCAATTGTCGTCTCGGAAATACGCCTCAACTCCCAAGATAGGCGTGAGCCCTTTGGCTTTAGCGAGATTGTAGATTTTTCTCGTTGCCGCCATCGACCCATGGTCAGTACACGTCAGCGTACCTGTACCTAGCTCTATCTCTCGTGCCGCAAAGGCCTCTGGGGTGGAGCCGGTGTCGAGACTTTGGGGATGGGAGTGTGGTGTCGGGTAGTTGAGCATGCGATCGGAGCTAGATAACGCCCATTCTCTCGCGCAGCTTAGCTACCGTCTGTTGGTACAGCATTTCAACTTCCTCTTCCGTGACAGAGAGAGCCTGAGCAATGTATTTGTCGGGCACGCCGTCTGGGTACCTTGCCAAAAGAGCCTGTAGGCTGTAGCCAAACCGCTTCATGTCGATGAAGTCCGGGTCGGCGTCAATCCTCTCGTGGGTCGTCATTTCTTCTCCTGAACTGCAAAACTTGCGCTTCCTTGGGGGTAGCGTCCTTGGTTTTTTCTTCCAGCTGTTGTATAGCGAAGTTTAGCTGCTCCAGTTCAAATTGGAGTGTGTTCAAGATGTCTGTCGCCTCTCCCTTTTGCTCGGATAGCTCTCTAAAACGAGCGAGGTCAACAACCGGCTGTCGCGCTAAGTCCATTAGCAGTTCAGTGCTTTTGGACTTCGTGTCCGCATACAAAAGAATGTTGCCCTCTACGCTGTCTCGACGCACTAACATTTCAGAGTACTGGTCCATTACAGGTCCGTGAAGGGGGTAATGATTTCGTCCAGAGAATCATCCTTGTCTGTCGTCTTGTCAACCTTGATGCGCCTGTAGTCTCCTACAATATGCTCGGCTGTGGACTCCCACATGGTTTGAGAGCAAGCGCTGGCCAGTTGTCCGATGGACTCCGCATATGAGTTAGACGGCACCAGAGCGCCGTTTGTCATGAAGGTCTCGTTTTCGCCAACAGCGACCATGCTGGCGACATGCACATGGCCGCACAGAAAAAGCCTTAGCGGTACACCGTCGCTGTCTAGACTAGCCTTGATTTTGTGAACCTGATTCTCGATAGACCCTACGTCGATGCTTTTGCCGGGGTTTCCGGGCCTGAGAACGGTGTCTCCGTGGGTGGCGAACACTCCGTTACCCAAGACGTCGATTGTGTAGTAGGGCTTCTCGGGGATTATGACCTGTACGTTCTTGAGGTCTTTAACGGCACTTTTGATGGCATAGTAAACGACCGTCTCAATTGCATCCCACTTTTGGAAGACAGCCCTCTCGGGGTGTCGCTGGCGGAAACGGCCATGGTTGCCTACCGCGCAAGCGACGCGCACCTTGGGAAAGTGTCTTGCGAAGGTTCCAACAGCTTGAGACAGCAGATGGATGGCTGCACAGGTTTGCTTGGCCAGAGGTTCGCCCACTCGTGGGTCGTGCAGCTGGTTCTCTATGATGTCGCCCAACAGATGTACAACCAACTCTGTCTCTTGCCGGTGTTCCGGCTTGTACTCGCAGACTTGCTTGACCACCTTCGCCAATCTACGGCTTTCTTCGAGGGCTCCGTACTTTACTCTATTCTCGCGACCGTCGAGCGCAGAGCCAAAGTGTAGGTCGCTGAGCATGACGTTGAGCACACGCTTGTGCTTCTTTGGCGATTTGCGCTTAGCGAACCCAACGGGGACCACCTTACCGGCGAAGGACTTGGCTGCGACTTCCTTCACCTGTTCGAAAAACAGGGCGTTTCGAGCTAATGCCAGCGAGTTCCCGCGTACAAGCCTCGCTCTATCTGACTCTGCTGTGTATTCGGCAAACTCTTGAAGGAGGTTTAGTACATCTGGAACTGCAGGCCGTTTAGCCATTGTTTGACCCCTCGCTATCAGCCTTCGCCACCTCTTCCCGAACGGGGGCGGCGGGCTGTGCAAGGACGTAGATTCCCTCTACCGTCAAAGTTGTATTTCCAACACCCGAAACCGCATCGCCTACCTTCTTGCCGATGAGTGCTTCCTTGGTGCTCTTTGCGAAGTTACTCAAGGGAGCAGCGGCATACCCCGGCCTGACCACAGACCCGTCTTCCATCTTTTCGCTGAAGCAAACGACAGACTGCCCGTCGATTGCTTCAGTGACCTTTAGAACACCAGCGGCTACAGCTTCAGCAATCCCGTCCTTGATGCGGGTGACCTGTTGGGTGTCCTTCTCTTCTCGCACCTTCCGTAGGGCCTCGTCCACCTGTTCCTTTCCCACTACGGAAACAACCGCATCAATGATTTCAGCGATTGCCTCCGTAGCGCTTGCGCTTTTTGCGGCTTCGCGATTGACAAAGTCAGCGATGTTCTTCAGGTCTCCTGCGACAACCTGAAATCTATTCTCAGAGACATCGAGTCGTGACTCTACAACGTTGAGCCGGTCGATTGCCGTGTTGACTTTCCCTTGCTTGCTAATTTGGCTTGACATGTGTTTTCCTTTTATGGGTTAAGTAGAATGTCGTCTTCTCTGTGAGCAACTTGCTGTAATGCTTGAGCCACCATGTTACCTACAGCCCTTCCGTTGCCGGTAGTCTTAGCGACCTGTTCGCCTACAAGGCGTGCCTCTTCACCGGCTCTGGCCATCGTTGTGGCGGTCATAGCCGGTCCGGTCGGCATAGGGATAGGCTTCTTATCCTTTGAGACCGATTGGCCTGTAATGTCCTTGGGGAAGAGCTTGCCGTCTAACATTACGACCTCATATGTCTTGTTCCCGTCCTTGATGATATCACCTACGGCAAGTGCCTTTCTCTGCTTTCTATTTGTAGGCGACGGGTCAGGAGCCCCCCTGACGGGTGCTGGTGCAACAGGAGTGAGGTCTGGTTCTGGCTTACGCTGTTTGAGCTTAGGCTTTTCGGGCTCTGCGACCGGCTTAAGTGTGGGCTCTGGTGTGACGGGAGGGGGCCGCGTACGATTGAGTGTCGGCTCCTTCTTCTTCAACAGACCCTTTGCGACGGCCTTGAGTACCTTCACTTCCTCTGCGCTGAATCCGCCTTCCTGCGCCACTTGTCCTTCTGCGGAAATTCCAAGAAGAACCTGCAGCCGCTGATTAACGAAGCCGCGAACCTCTAGCTCGACCTGTCTTCCGACTGCCGAATGTCCAGAGAACAAACCGCCGCTCAGAAGCATCCTGTAATACCGAGCTAACTCAAGACGTCTTTCGACTTCAGTTAGGACCTCGATAGGTACGTCTTCCTCTTCCGCTTCCGCTTCTTTCTCGACGTTGGCTGGTACCGGTGTGGCAGGAGAGGGTCTACGCCCGATATTAGAGAACATTTCCTCTACATCTTGGGCGTAGGCATCTTCTCCGTCTTCCTGAAAGTCACTGTCGTCAAAATCTACTCTAGGCATATCCGTCGTATAACATGGCTACTTTACAGGGCAAGCCCCTCCAGCACACTCCAGTCCGTCAATTGAGGAGCCTCCTAGAAGGGAATCGTCAATTGCCGTAACCTTCGATGAGAGCCTTTCGTACTGCTCTTTCGTGACGGCTTCCTTGGGTGCTTGCACAAAGCCATGGTCACTCTGTAGTAGGAACGATACTGACTTAAGGAACCGCAGATTGGCACGCATCCACTCCTTGATTTGGGGAATTTCCTCTCTGCGGTAATACACTGTTACAGAAACAGCTTGGTCTGCCCAGTGCTTCTGGGCTAGCTTCAGCACGTCCAGCTGCTTCCACGTTGTCATGTCCTCGCCTGCAATAGGGGCTCCTTCAGGGGCTTTTACGTAGAAGTCTACCACCTGAGTGCCGTGGTCCAGTGTACCGTCGAAACGAATGACCGGCTCGATGCGATGTCCAGCCGCACGCAAGGCTGGCAGGTCTTTGTCGTTTGCACTGAAGCGCACGCGCTGAATCATGTATTTTGCATAGGCTGCATGGATACCCTCTTCCTGTTCTGTGTCCATGAGCTTTGACAGTGTACCGCTTGGCTTGACGACGGTAGTCCGGATGCTGGGAGCAATGCCAAGTTCTTTCGAGTATGCAACATTTTCCTGCTGAATGGCTGCATACGCTCGGTCTAGTGCCTCAGGAGCGAATAGAGGCGACGACAAGACCCCCGTAATTCCAGTGCCTACACGGCGGTTGCGCTTAACAACGGCATCTGAAATCGCGTGGTGGTACTTCTCCAGTGTGACCCTCTTGCCGTAACGGTGCATAAGTCGCGCCGCTTCTTCGAACTCCTCCACAGAGTCAAGGTTGCACAGTGCGATTTCCTGCAGGTTGCACGGCTCTCCGCTCTCCAGCGTGGCCTCAGCGCAAGGGTTGGTCAGGTAAGCTGTGTCGGGCTTCTCTTCGCCCATACGGCCGTACTGCTGCACGTTGGAGCGATTGAAGATTCCAAAAGGCTCTCCGTCCTCATAGGTCTTCCAGAAGTTTGGGTGCAGGTCCTCTACGTCCTCGCACACCACACTGAAGTTGGCCATGCCACGCCAGTTGGGGATATTCCCAAGGCTCCAGCGCTTTGCCTTCAGATAGTCCTTATCCCAAGCGTCACCGAGGATGATGATGGCGCTTCTACGGACGTTTCCGGCAACCACCATCTGTCCGATTGAGCAAATGATATCTGCTGCGTCAAGCGGCCGAACCGACCTTCCTTGCCGCGCCTTCAAGATGCCGCCAATGTTGGAAATCATTTCAACGAGGGGGCGAGGACCGGATGAGGTCCCGCCGAACCCTTTGATGGGCTCCCCTTCAGGGCGAACACAGACAGTTGAGTATGAAAAGCTCTTGCCAGTTACAAAGAACGACTCCAGAACACGACGCAAAAGCTCGTTCCAGCCCTCCCGCGAGTCAGGAACAATGTAGTCTGCGTCTTTGGTGGCCTGATGCACGATACTGACATCTTTCTTGACTCGCGGCAACTTGGAAGTGTACCGATACTCGACAGACAAGCCAACGCCGCCACCAAGCATCAAAAGGTCCTGTGCAATGACGAAATTCTCCCAAGAATCCGCAGTCAAAGCCCAGCAGTTGTTTAGGGCCGCACCACCAAGTTTTTCGTGACTAGGAGCGCCGGAATACCACAGACCGCGCCCTGCAGGCATTGCCTTTCGCTCCATCATGAAATAGCGGAGTCGTGCGATTTCTGCCTCAGAAACGTTCAGCCCCTTCACGTTCCCGTAAATCACTCGCTCTACAGTGTCCGCCCAGTTTTCCTGTAGTCCATAGTCGTTTCGACTATAGGTTCTACGGTAGACAACTTTCGCAAGGTTAGACCACACTTTACTCATTACGCAAACTCCTTGATGCCATCACAGGTTGACGCGCCCAACAGGTAACCGACACACAGCAGTAGGGCGTCTGCAATGTCGTTGTCTTTAACTTTCAGATCAAGAGAAAAAAGCTCGTTTGCTTTCCGAATCGCCAAATGCTTCTTGGTCACCTTTCCGCGTACCCCAAGCTCGCTTTTGGTCTGTCCGGTTCGTTTGGCTTTCTGCACGTTTTGGTTGTTCTTTTTGTCTTCTTTCGTTAGGTTTAAGCCACAGGCCTTTCTCCACGAGGAGCTTGAAATGTAGATAACGCGATCCACCTCATCTCCTAGCCGCTTGAGTAGTTCGTGGTGAATCTGCTCTAGGGCCTTTTGAGCATATCTTGCCCTAGCCTTGTTGGTCTCTTCAATCACTACCACATCTGGTTTATGTTCGAAGACGAGGTTTGCAAGCTGACCGCCAACCTCGTCCGCCATCAGCAGGTAGGATTTAGGGTATCTTCCGTATTCTCTTGTCGTCTTCTTTGATTTGACAACAGTACCCTTGAGTAGTATGGTTGGGTTTTTGCCCATTTCACCATCTAACAAGGCCCAGCCGCTCTTTGTGGATACGTCTAATGCAAGTATTTTCATGGCAGAAAAAGTACGCCCCGGAGAGCCGGGGCGCATCGGTAGGACTCAGATTGTGTGGCCGTTATGACTCTGTGGTAGCATTTTTAGCCGTCTGCCTGTTCCTTCTTTACCACTACTCCGTTCGGGTTCTGTACTGGGCGACCTCTCGTTAGCTGGATTTCGATTGCATACTCCAACTTTGCCTTGTTCATAGCACTCGCCTCGGTGTACTGCTTAGAAGCTTCCTTGACCTGCTCCTTCAGGAGACTTAGGTCAGGGTCTTCCGCCTTCAGTTTCTTGTTCTCCGACTCATCCTTTGCGATGCTAGCAATTTCATCCTGAATTTGCACCCAATTCATGGACTGCACCTTGGTCGTCCACTCTTGTGCCAACTTCACCTTCGCCATGTGTCTTTCTCCTTTTCCAGTTGTACTGCTACTAGGGTTTCTTTTTGCTTTTGAATGTTTTCTGCGTAAACCCGTAGGCCCTCGGACAGGTCTACCGTTTGGTTTGCTGCGATGTGTCTACCCGATAGCGCCATTTCTGAGTCGTGGAAGGTAACTTGTTCGGCGGCTTCTTCCTCCGGTAGACCGAAGTATGTCCAACGAGCCATCCCCTCCTGAACCTCGGCTTCGATACTTGATGTGATGGTGGCACTGACCCTCACTTGGGCTGTGTCCGAGCGAGTAACAGCTATTCTTGGGGTCAGTGCCGCCAAGAAAAAGGACAAAATAGCACACTTAGTGATTTTGGGAATTCTTCTTCGTCCATTTTGCATAAGTCCAACCTCAACGGCAAACCGAAAAGCTTTCGCGAACCCTCGTCCGTCTCGCCAAGGCGAAGAAAGAGGTCTTTCGCGTCTCCGAAGGTGGCAACGGACACCCCGTTCGGGAACACCATCAGCGAGTCCGCAACCCAAGCCTTATAGCGCGCCGCGTCGCTTAGGCTCGTAAAGACCCGGACTAACCCATACGGGTGACCTTCGGGCGTTTCCACATGAGGCTTTCCTGCGACCAGCACTATGTGGGCGGGCAGCCTGTCAAAGTCACGCATTGCCTCGATTTCGTCAGTCAACCTCGACATGAGACACACCGTTTGTATTTGTAACAGTCCAAACCTGCGCAAAGTTTTCACGAAAGTCTGGGCTGTGACTGTTTAGGATAATCAGCTTATCCTTTGCGTACGACTTCAGGATTTCGAGCGCGGCCTCCTTCGACTCGTCCGACATACCGTCGAAAGACTCGTCGTAGACCACCCACTGAGGACACACGCCCGTTCTGGCCTGTACCACATCTGTTACAGCTAAGTCAACTGCAAGCTCAACGGCACTTTGCATGCCACCGGACAGCCCGTGCTTGAGGCTACACTCGTTACCTGCGATGGTGATTACCGGCGCGATGGCCTTCTTAGTGCTTCCCTTCTTGGTGGTGGTCTCCGTTTTAAACTGAATGGTGCAGCCGGAAAAATTCGGGATGTTCACCAAAATTTCGTTTGTCTTTGACGAGATTTCCTCTAGCACTTCTTCCATTACACCAGACAAGAACCCCTTGAGCAACGCCAGCACGTCCTTCTCTTGAGCGAGTTCGGTCTCGGCGTCAGATACGCCTTTTTCAGCTTGTTCGATTTGCTGCACAGAGGCAGTGTACACACTCAAATCGGAGTTGTACTTTTGAAGTGCCAGCTTGTTCTTCATTGCAACGGCCTGCACCTCAGCACCCAATTGAGTGACCTCGGTTTGAGCGCTGTTCACGCGATTCTGCAAGCCGTTTAGCTCCTGCTGCTTCTGGAAAAAATCGGCGTAAAGTTCCTGCTGGCGTGCAGTTACTCGTGTGGTTGATTCTGCAACGGCAACGCGATAGGTCGCCTCGTGGGCCTGTAGCCTTTGCGCGTTTTCTGCAGCGATGGCCTTTCGTTGACTAAGCTCCTCTTGCTGCTTCAGCGCGAGAGTGGTCTGCAGTTTCTGGCTTAGCTCGACCATCTTTTCCTTGGTCGGGTTTGTGTATGAAGTCGGGTGGGCCTCTAGCTGAGCCTCCAATCCTTCAATTCTAGCCTGTTCTTCAGCCAGCTTCCGGAGGTCGGCTTCCGTTTTTGCGATTTGGTCTCGGACGTCGTCAATACCGCCTTCCGCGTGCCACGTTTGACCGCAGGCATAGCACTTGGACTCCAGCATGCCAGCCAACTTCTTCTTCAGTGTGTCAAGTGTTTTTTCTTTTGACAGAGCGGATGTTAGAACCGCATTTTTTGCGGAAATCTGCTCACGGAGTGCGCGTATGGACTCCTTGATTTTACGATTTTCTTTTTCTTCTTCCTTCTGAAGGGCACTTAGCCGCTCAGACACAACGGCTAGCTTTGCTTGTACCTCTTGAGAAGCGCTTGTGTCTACCGTGTCGGGTATTAGTTCAGGTGCAGAAGCCTTTAGTGCAAGTAGTTCGGCTCGTTGCGAGGACTTGTATTCTTCCAGCTTGCTCTCTATTTCTGCTTTTTCTGCCAACAGCGTCTTCTTTTGCTCCGCAAATTGAAGCTGGAGAGCGGTCAACGTGGCTTTCGCCTTTTCGTGCCTCCCTTTCGCCACCTCCTCATCTTCCAATGTGACCGGAAGCGGAGCCTGTAAGCGTGCTCCAGAGGCCAGTAGCATGTCCAACGCCATCTTTCGGCTTGCGTAAGCGGTATCCAGCTTAGAGACCTTCTCTGCGGTTTCCTCTATGGCTTTTTCGTATGCGTCCAGTGACAGCAAACTGCCCAAAAACTCTTTCTTTTCCGCATCGTCCAAAGACAAGAATCGTCCACCTGTCTTCTGGGGGCGGTAGACAAGCTTTTCCAGCGTGTCTAGCGACACGCCTGACAGCAGCTGTCTGAGCTTTTCCTCTACCCCGGTGGCGGAAGTGATTTTTTTGTCACCAACAGTCAAGTAGGTCTGCTTGCCGCGTACGATAGAGACGTCACCTTCGTCAGTGTCCAACGTCAGTGTTACCTTGGGTGGCTTATCGCTCCCCCACGACTGCAGAGCGGTTGAAGGGACAGGGCAAAATCCTAACGCATAGGCGATGGCGAGATTCAGGTTGGTTTTGCCAACACCGCTCTTGCCAGCAACACAAACAACCCCAGACTCTGGGTAGGAGAGGGTCGTCGGTTCTTTGAAGGTGCGAAAGTTTTCAAGGGAAAGCTCTTTGATTCTGAGTCTGGACATGCCGCGAATATAGCGTCACTTGACGATGCGGGGGTCAGACTGGGCGCGATCGTGGACAAGCTCCTCCACGTTCGACAGACGCTCTATCCTGCGCTGCATGAGCCCGTTGTCGAGTACGTCCATCAGCTGGCTGTGCGCTCCGTCGCTGACACGCTCCAGAAGTCCGCTGCATTTTTCGTGCCTTTCCTTCTTTGACAAGAAGCGGAGCCTTGAACCGCACTTTTTGCACTGGTAGTTGTAACTAGCCATCACTTCACCGTCATGCTCTTTTTAGCATTTGACCTTGGGTGTGTGGGCCAGTTGAGAACGAACTTGTTGTATGCTATTTTGCTGTTTGGCCCTGTTGCGTACTTGTAGGCCGCTACAGGAAGATGATAAATTTCCTTGGCGGCTATCCACGAAAGAATTGCGAATATGACAAAAACGGCCACAAGGAAACGGGCAAATACAATAGGTGCCTCCATTGTCCCTCTCCTTAGCCGCGCTCGTCGGCCGGATTGGGTTCGCCAGCATTTCGCAGGTACTCGTGTGCGGCATGCGACTCACGCCTCTCTAGCTCTACGTCTCGGGGAAACACGACCGCACCACCAAGGGTTCCGAGCAGTGTGCTAATCGCAATGCTGTTGCGAATTGCTTCCAAGACAGCAGGAGTGCTATCCAGTACCCCTCCAGTGTACGCGGGAACCAAGGTCTGCTTGAGCACATCGTACGTGCTCTTGGGCTTTTTTGCGAGTTGCGGCAAAACAACGTCCGGAGTCTGACCGGCATTCTGAAGAAGAATTTTGAACGGCACAGAAAGAGCGTCCGCAAGGATGCTGGCGTAGGGCTTCCCTGACTTCGCCACAGCCTCGCTCGTGCGCAGGAGCGCCCACCCTCCACCCGGCAGCACTCCGTGCTTCAGAGCCCCGCGAACGGCCATTACCGCGTCTTCGGCGCGGTCCTTCCGCTCTCGAATCTCAGCAGAGCTACTCCCCAACACCTTCAGACGCGCAATCCCTCCGGTAAGCTTGGCTAGGCGCTCTCGCAAAAGTTCTGCGTCTAGCTGGCTTTCTGCCGTAGAGATTTGACCCTCAAGGATGAAGCTGCGGTCAATGATACGACCAGCGTTGGCCGGGTCTCCATCGGCATCGACTTGCTGAATGACATTTGAGCGAAACCTATTCGCTTCAAATAGCTCTATGCCGTTTCCAAACACCTCAAGTTCGACGTTAGGACCGTCGAGAGGTCGGTCTACTGCAGAAAAGATTTCGGCACCTGTGATTGCACTAAGGTCTTCCAGAAAAGCTGTCTGACCATTGTACGCAGGCGAGTGCGGAGCAGTCAAAGGATACACATTCAGCGTACCGGCCACTGGAAAGTTTACCGCAAAGTCCTGCAGGGCCGATTCGCTAAAAGCAGTGGCTACAACAACAACATTCTTCTTGTTGTACACCCCGGTACTGTTCGCTGCCCCAATTTGCATCAGGAGGGGGACGAGGCTCTGGAAGTCTGAGATTCTTCCATTGTAGATGATAAAAGCAGGATTGTCAAGGACGACTCGTGAACTCGCCGGGTCATTGATAAACTGCGAAGAGTATCGACCACACGATTCCTCGTAGCCGCTTGCAATGGGAAATCCGTTGAGTTTCTCGACCTCGTACTTATTCGGGCCAGAGGCCTCTGTGATGGTGACGTTGCCATTGTCGCCAACAAGGTCATAGCACTTCATGACCGCTTCTGCGAGGTCGGTGTCTCCGTTGGCCGAAATCCTAGCCACGTCCAGAAGCAGAGAACGGTCCTCGTCCGTTTCGAGTCCAACGGACTTAGACATTTTCTTGATTTCTGGCTCCACTACATCCGCAAACAAGGACTGGTAAGTCCGCAGGATGAGTTGCGGCGACACGCTCTGGTTTGCTTCGCAAAAGTCGCTTACTCCATTGATAATGGCGGCAGCCAAGACCGTTGCAGTGGTGGTTCCGTCGCCAGCTTCTGTCGCGGTGCGGACTGAAGCATCACGCATTGCCTCCATGACTGCGTGTTGGATGGGGTCAGAAAACCCGAGAGAGCGGAACACCGTTACCCCGTCCTTCGTGACGAAGTTAGGGACCCCATATTCCTGTCTCTCGATTAGGACAGCTGAACCACCCGGCCCCATGGTGGCACCGACAATGGAGCTAACCGTATCGACCGTCTTCTTGACCGTGTCGCTGAGCTTGCGCCCCTTAGGAAGGACAACCTTGGCCGCGCTCTTTACTTTTGTGAATGCCACACTCATTTATGTCTATCTCCCGCTTGTTGTACCAGCCCGCAAGGGCTACCTTTGTTGTTTTTGTTTGAATGAGCCCGCTCTTCCTGAGTCTAGACAGAGACCTCTGTACAGTTCTCAAGCTCATTCCTGTAGACATGCTTATAGCGCAGTCGGAAGCTGTTTGATTTTGCAGAATGTGGGCCAGTACAATAGAGTCACTTTTGGTCATTGGGTTTTGAGCAAATAGCGCATTTTTTTGTAGTGGCGGTTCAGGGACCTATAATGGGTAATGTAGTAGTAAGTCTATTAGTTATTACCTACTAGTACTATTAAGCACCTACTCTCAAAAACAAATCAAGCTATACTACCTTTAGGAGAATGTCAAGTGATTTTTGAAATAAACAATCCAACTACAGTTAGGATACCTAAGTCACTTGACTTAGATTCTCTTAAGTTTTTGTTGACTTTCAAAGAGAAGAGCATCGAGTACCAACTTAACAAAGCTCTAAAGACGAAGAAGAAATTACCGTTACTTGAAAAGGTAATGAAATCTAATAAGTTTGCTGCTTACAAAGAAGCTTTGTTGGTTAACATACAAGACTTAACAAGTAAGCTTCATACATGTCTTTTGTTCAAAGACTCAAACGGATACTACACTCACTCTGGTTTGTCAAGTCTTTTGGTGGAAAATTTTGGTGGTAAAATTGTTAGGACCTATAATTTTCCTGAGCCAAAATTTTTGGCATGGAACAAAGAGCCTATCAAAAAGATGAGGCCATACCAAAAGGAAGCTCTTGACAAGCTTCTAGACATTAAGCATGGTGCTGTTGAGATAGGTACTGGATTAGGTAAGTCCTTCATTCTTTTGAACATAATCAAGAGACTGGGGTTGAGGACGGTTGTCATGACGCCGTCTGTTTCAATAGCGGGGCAACTCTACGAGGAGCTTTCAAAGGCTTTTGGCAAGAAAAAGGTTGGAGCCTTTTTCTCTGGCAAGAAGGAGTGCGACAAGCTTGTTACAATAGCGGTTGGTGCATCTCTGACAAAAGTTACAGAAGGGTCTTTGGCTTGGGAAGAGCTTTCGAAAGCCGATGTCCTAATCGTGGACGAAAGTCACATGACTCCAGCGGAGACCTTGAAAGTGGTCTGTTTTGGACTTCTGAAAAAAGCTGCCTATCGGCTGTTCTTTTCTGGTACCCAGATGAGAAACGACGGTAGAGACATGCTTTTGAATGGTATCATTGGCCCTATCGTTTATTCAATGACGGTACGTGAAGGGGTTGACGGAGGGTATCTTGCCAAGCCAATATTCCACATGGTTAATGTACTAAGTGCAGAACCTCAAAAGGAAGGAGACCCAGCGAAGACAACACGCAAGCACTTGTACTACAATGACATTGTCAACAAAGCTGCTGCAAAAATCATTGACCTAGCGGTGGAGAGGCAGGGACACCAAGTTTTGGTTTTAGTTGAAGAGCTAGAGCAGTTTGCACATCTGTTGCGCTTCGTGAAAAGTCCTATGCGTTTTGCTCATGGCGGTATCACAGAAGCGACAAAGGACAAGATTCCGAAAGAGTATCATACAAGTGATCCACAGGCTTTGGTGGACCTTTTCAATGCAAACAAAATACCTGTACTTGTCGGTACAAGCTGTATTGCCACTGGAACAGACATTCGCGAAAACCGTAGTACGGTCTATCTGATGGGTGGGACTTCGGAGATACAGGTGAGACAAGCCGTTGGCCGCAACACCCGCCTTACGGAGGGCAAGACCTCGTGCCACCATTTTGATTTCAGTGTCTCTAATGTTCCTCTTTTAGAGCGGCATGCAGAGTGCAGGCGCGCTATTTACGAAGACATCTACGGTCCAGTCCGGACCATCCGTATGTGAGGAACACAATGACAAGAACTCGGCGTTCTGCAAAGCACCTTTCTTCAGAGACAAAAGCTCACTTTCGGAGCTTCGCTAATTCATTAGAGATAGAGCTAGACCAGCTACCGCTAGAAGATGAAACGGCGATTGAGAGGCAGCGCAGGCAAGTAGATGGTCTTTGTGAGGCTGAGGCTCGTTTTAAGGCTGTCTTAATTGCTAAGGGGCTCTCTGAGCGGGTTTATGGAGACTTTGTCAAGCACATCATAGAGGTTCGCGGGAACATCCTTGACGCAAGACCTTTCTTTCGTGAGCGTCAGACAACTTTCGTTGCTAGTATTAGCCCAGCCTTGAAACAAAGAGACTGGCTAGCTCTAGAACCCTTTCGTGTCAATTATCATTTTGTTAAATTCGCGATGTCCGTAGTCTCTGACCCCGAACTTGTGGCTATCTCGAAAGAGATATACCAAAAGCGAGAAGAGTTGGTCAAGGTGAATCTCCCCCTAGCCATCAGCCGTGCGCGCATCTTCTTTGGTAGGACGCCGAGGAGTCATTTGACGTTCATGGACTTTGTCCAAATTGCTAGCGAGGGTCTGTTGACGGCAATCGACAAGTTCACTCCACCATACACACCCGCTTTTCGCTCTACAGCTATTGGTAGAATACACGGCAATTTCATCGAACAGTACTCTGAGACAAGCGTACATTTTTTCCCAATCGACAGACGCAAGCTCTATCGTGCCAATAAGGCTGTTGGCCTCTTAGGGGGAATCGGCTCAGTGGACTTTGAGAAGCTTGCGGAAGTGGTCAACAAAGACGCCGAGGAGTCGGAAAGGACTACAGCCGCAGAAATTGCAGACCTGATGTTTGCAGCCTCAACTGTTTCTACCACACCGCCCAATTCCGAAAAGGAGGACCGTGAAGATGGGCAGGAGCGCAGTGGGAGCGACATTGAGGGGGTGGACTTCGACACTCCAGAGTCACGCTATGAGGCCGAAGAGCTACAGTCGGCGCTGTCGAATGCAATACAAACCTTGACTGTCCGTGAACGTAAACTTTTGACAATGAAAGGAGTTTCGCTATGAAGAACACGTACAAGGTTTCTGCAAAGGGTACGTACCTTTGCCATCCGTTTCCCGAAGGGACTCAGCAGGCTGAGGTTCGGGGTGGTTTAGCTTTTTCCGCCAAGCACAAGGTGGTCTTGCTTGAGGCGTATGGTGGTGTACACGGCCGCACGAGGGTTGCAGTGAGAGCCACCGACAGTGCAACAAACTGGGGGCGTGACGTGTTTGAGGACGAGGACGGCCGCTTCATTGTCGTTCCTGAGAATCGAGTCCTTTACTGCCAGCACGAGGTCGATGCTTCAGAAGAAGTGGAGCGTAGCCCGGATGTCTGACCTATTGTTTGTTGGCGATGTGCATGCCACACCCGACGACCTTGACGACTGTGAAGCGTTGCTTACGCTTGTCGAAAAGACAGCTTCAGAGCGGGGGGTGGGGAGAATTGTTTTCCTTGGGGACCAGTACCACACCCACGGCATCGTGCGCGTCGAAGTGATGGGATTCTGGTCTCGGTGGTTTGAGCGGCTTTCAAAAAACCACAAGGTAACGGTGGTGCTTGGCAACCATGACCGCCCCAACGACTCTTCGATTTCGGACCATGCCCTCAGAGCACACGCGCATGTGGTCGATGTGGTGGACTCACCCAAGGTCTTGGGAGGGGTTCTGTATCTCCCGTATTACCATGATAATGAAGAGTTTGTCAAGGTATGTAACGAGTACCCCCTCACAAGGACTGTTGTTTGTCACCAGACTTTCGATGGCGGAAAGTATGAGAACGGGGCATACATGGCGGATGGCGTGGACCAAGAAAAGATTCTACAGGAGATGGTCATTTCCGGACACATCCACACCCCCCAGTCGTTTGGTAAAGTAGTGTATGTAGGTGCTCCTCGCTGGAGGTCTTTGGCGGACGCTGCTGCAACTTCGAGAAGCATTCGACCTGCCGATATCGAGGCGGGGCTTGTGAAGCTGGGGGCGGGGGTTTCCCCTGGGGGGGGTTGCCGGAAAGTAATTCATGCAAAAATAACGCCAGACGAGCCAGATGTCCCAAAGTGCAATTCTAAAGACCGGCTGTACGTGGACGTGCATGGGAACGAGGGGTTCGTCAAGTCCACCAAAGAGGCTCTACAGGGGGCGGGGGTGCGGATTAGGACCTTCGTAGAAACGAAGAGGGTCGCCGCCATTCGAGAAAGTGACGGCATCCCGAAGGCTTTTGAGAAATACGCCTCCCGCTTTGAGCCGCCCTTCGGAAGCGACAAAGAAACAGTAAAGGGGGTGGCCCTTGCTAGAACGACAAGATAATTGGTTTTCCCAGCTGATGGTGCTGAGGAACTTGACAAAAACAACTGGAGTGCTCCACGAGGCCCAGCTTCTACAAATGAAGCTGTGGCCTAGTGTTCTTTGGCCTCGTTCGAAAACGGAGGCAACTATCAGTCAAGGGTCTAGCATTTCTACAGGGCTGGTTGAATACGACATACAGGTTAACACCCCTTCCCCTTCGGACCTAGAAAACGCAAAAACTCTAGTGGATTGGACGAAGACCATGCTGGATGGTTGGGACGTACGTGTTTCTGTCAACGGGAAGTTGCTTGCGAGGTAAACGTGTCCGATCTTGTCACAGTACCGAAATTGAGCAAAGCAGAGCAGCAGGCTTTGGCTTTGTACGAAAAGGAGCGTCAAGTTCCCCTTAGCCCTTCCCTTCAGGCTCAGTTTTTCAACTTGTACCTAAACGGGAAAAGCTGCTTCCAGATACAGCAGCTAAACCCCGGATTCCATCTAGGGGCTATCGTTAAAGCTCGACTGGACGGTGAGTGGGATCGTCGCCTAAACGAGTACAGAGACGAGTTGCTGAATACAGCTACAGAGCGAGCCAAGACGGTGTCCCATGAGGCTATTGGCTTTGTGGGCGACATGCTCTCGGCCACTCACAAGTTTCATGGTAGGAGACTTGCGAAGTACCTGCAGACGGGGGACGAGGGCGAACTAGGGGACCTTGACATAAAGTCAATCAAGAACTACAAAGCGGTTCTTGAGCTTATGATGTCTCTTACCGGTCAAGGAGGAAAGGGGACAACCATTAACCTCAACGCAAGTCCCGCGCCGCCGCCCGAACCAAATAAGGCTCCGATACAGCTAACCCCCGAGGTAGCTGCCGCGATACTCCTGTCTGTTAATGCGAAGGAGGACGCGAATGCTTCAAAGTAACCTAGGTGAAATGAAGCGTGCAGCGTTGTTCGTTCCCTGCACGACCAAGGATCATTTGAGATTATGGATCAAGACTTATTTGGGTCTTGACTATGACTTTAGCGTTGTTTGTGACGACGATACTAGAACACCCCCGAGCAATAGCTCGCCACTGGACTTTCTTTGGGAGGTCTATCAGGCCGCAATGGAAGGTACTGACCCCTCCAAAACGTTCTTTTTGGCATATGCGTCTCGCGACGGGTTCAAGACTCTGACGTGCGCTATTTTGGAAGTTTTGTGTCTGTTTCATTTGCAGCGTGATGTAGGTCACCTTGCAGCGATCGAGGCGCAGGCGCAGAACTGCGCAAGCTATGTAAAGAAGTTTTTGGATCGCCCTATTCTTCGTGATTTCGTAACCGGGGACAACAAGCGCACGATTGAAATAACTAGATACTCTCTCACAGAGGAATCCCGCAGGGCGATGGAGGTCGCGGGTCAGGTCAACCAGAACCCCAACGATGCTCTGTCCCCCCTCGAATACGCAGCCTTGCCAGAGAGCAGCAAGGCAATGTACCAGCCAGAAAGCAACTTTATTAGAATTCTTGTTGCCACCATGTCTGGCACCAACTCTTTGCACGTATCCATGCTCGTGTTTGACGAGCTAGACCTTGCGCCTGCCAAGCCCGTCGAAGAGGCAAAGATGATTTCGTCTCCGGGCCAAAAGCGCGGAGAGCTTCCGATCATTCTTATGACCTCAACTCGAAAGTTTAACCACGGGTTGGTCCAGAAGGCAATTGACGACGCCGCGAGCAGCGGATTACTTATACGTCACTGGAACTTGATCGACATGGCTCGTGCCTGTCCACCGTCTAGGTATATACCGGGCAAGAAGCTGCCTATCTACTATTCAGAAAAAACCCTGAAGGCGATGTCGAAGGAGCAATACGATTCTCTTTCGGCAGAAGAGAAGGAAACGACCCACAAAGGCGAAGGGTACGAGGGGTGCCTGAAGAACTGTAAGATTTTTGCAATGTGTCGCGGCCGTTTGGCGGAAAAACAAAAGTCGAACTCCAAACTACTGAAGAGCGTGGAGCACGTTCAGCAGATTTTTGCGAAGGTAGAGACCGAAACCGCCAAGGCGCAGTTGCTGTGTTGGAAGCCAAGCACTGAGGGCATCATCTACGGCCGCTTTGACAAAAACGTACACATGTTAACTCCGCAGCAGATGGCGGAAAAGATCACAGGCGACAAGGCACCCCACGTTACTGCAAAAGCACAGCTTCTAAGGCTTATCAAAAACTACGAGTTGCGCGGGTATATGGGGCAGGACTACGGCTACAGTCATGCTTTCGGCGGTGTTATCGCCTTTGTCCAAGGCGCTTACTGCTTCGTTGTTGATGGTTTCGAGGTTGCTGGGCTGGAGGTCAACGAGAAGGTCGAGTTTGTGGATCGCAGGCTTGAGAATCTTGGCATTGCCAAAAGCGATCTTTCTGTGTTTGGCGACACTGAGTCTCCCAGTGACATTAAGACCTTCAAAAAGGCCGGTTACTCTATGAGAGACTGGTCCAAGAAGAAGGGGTCTGTCGTAGAGGGTATTGACTGTGTACGGGCAAAGCTTAACCCCATTGTCGGAGACCCGCAGCTTTACCTCCTGAAGGGCGACGAGGGCTGCGAGCTTCTAGCTAAGAGGGCCACCGAGTGGCATTGGCTAACGGACACGGACGGCAAGCTGACTGATGTTCCTAGCGACGAAGACGACGATATTCTTGACGCCTTGCGCTATATTATAATGAACGTTTTCCCCTTACGCAAGGGGAAGCTGGTGGCAGAGGTCCCGAGCCAGCAAGCTGTAGGAGCTACGCTCTTCCCGTCGAGCCGTACATACGATCAGAAGTCTTGGATGCAACAGGCGATCCGAGAGCAGCTAGGTGAACAGGGCGTGGAAATCGCTGAAGCAATGGCCGGTGCTGGCGCAAAAGGCAGAAAAGGAAAGCTTGTCTGGTCTATCTAACGCAATCTTCGCAGTCGGAGTGTACAAAAATGCCCAAGTTGAATATTGAGAGAAAAATTGTCGCTTTTGGCGACCTCACAGCGAACAGCAACCCTCGATTGAAGTATGTGGATTGGTTGCGTGTGAACGCAGGCGTCGAGGTGCAGGCTCCAAAAAGCGAAGCATATACTTTGGCTGTTGGCGAAGCTGTAACCGCTTTTGATGGATCGCGGGCAACTTCTATTGATGGTACTACTCAATTTTCGCTTAGCGCTTCTGATCTAGAGGAGGGGCGTTACCGCCTGACAAACACAGGCGGTACAGCGGCTGCCTTTCGCACAAACCGCAGCGCTGCCGTTGCAGGGGTCGCGCTAACGCTTGTTTCAAACAGCAACGGCACTCTTTCGGTGACGGCTGGGTCTGGCACCCCTTTCTCTTCTGCTGTGGTTGGGGATACTGTGTTTGTACCGGGGGTCTCTACCGGCGACTCAGCAGGTCAGTTCAACTCCCTCAACGAGGGTTTTTGGACAGTTCTTGCAAAGACGTCTACCACACTTACGTTGAGCCGTTTTGTAGGTGAGACCTTTACGGGTGCTTCTGAGGTTGTGACCCCTGCCGCGAACGCTGAGTTCGTTGTGTTTTCGTCCGGTGGCGTTCAGCTGTCCGACAAGGTGCGAATTTCGGCTGGTTTTGTTGCGTCTACACTTGGTACGTATGCTGTTCTGGCAGTGACCCCCACTTGGGTGGAGTTTGTTTCAACAACGCCTTTGGCAGAAGAGGCTGGCATTATCCCCGGAGCTACAGGTGTTTCTGTTTACAAGTCTGGCAAACGGTTCGTGTCTATCGAGGCGGACCAGCCGTGTATTGTACGGCTAAACGGCGACACGGGCGATTCTACTGTTATTTCACCAATACTGGCCGGTGATCCTGAACAGGTTGGCTTCTTCCAATTGTTTGGTGCCGTGTGGTCGCTAGAGGTGGAGAACAACGCCTCAGTACCTGCTAACGTTGCCATTATCACTGCGGAGTAAAAAATGGCAAAGCGCCCTATCCCAGCCCTACAGGCACTCACAAAAAGTGAGGCAAAGAAAGTAACACTACTAGACCCCGCCTCAACCCACATTGAAGGACAGAAGACTGGCGAGCCGCCGACGCTTGTCAAGAGTATTTTGAACGTTCTCAATGGAGGTAGTGGCGAGTCTATTGAGCGTTTGGCTTTTGAGCAAGACCCAAACACCAACAACACTTATGCTTCGATCTTTCGCGGTAAGCTCCGGCTAATCCCTGATGCGATTTTGAAGCGTATCGCAATTCAAGACGACCTCGTTGCGGCTATCGCAAACGCTCGATCGAACCAGCTGAGCGCTTTTGGTCGTCCTCAACCCGATCGTTTTTCGACTGGTTTCAAGACCGAGTTAAAGCCGGGTGTGTCTGAGGACATGACCGACGAAGAAAAAGAAGAAGTTCAGAAGCGTATCGAGCAGTTTAACAAAAGGCTGTCAACGTGCGGCGATTCGTCTGGTTGGTCAGACGTTGACCAAATGACCTTTTCTCAGTACCTGTATCAGCAGACGAGGAATGCCGTTATCCTTGGTCGGTTTGCTACGGAGGCCATCTACGTTAATGACAAAGATGGCCAACGAAGATTCCACTCTTTCCGCCCCATTGACGCTGGTACTATTTATGCTGCCGTGCCGCAACAAACAGCGGCTGAACAGGTCCGTAGCGATGCACTGCACCTTATCGAGCAGCTAAAGAACAAGAAGCTTCGCCCCGAGAGGTTTCAGAACGACGAATACTCGTGGATTCAGGTCATTGAAGGCCGACCTGTGCAGGCCTTTACTTCCGAAGAATGCCTTGTACATAACGTCTATCCAGTCACAGACGTAGAGCTAATGGGGTACCCCCTTACTCCGCTGGACACGGTTATTCAGGCAGTCACTACGCACATTAACATCACTCGTCACAACCGCCTTTACTTTGAACATGGGCGTGCCTCAAAGGGCATCCTTGTAGTCAAGTCCGAGGATGTTGACGATGCGGTGATTGCAAAGTTCAGGCAGTCGATGCAGGCTGCAGTTACCGGTGTTGCCAACTCATGGCGCATGCCGGTGTTCGGTGTCGGTGCGGAGGAAGATGTTACATTCCAGCCTATCGACTCTGGCGGAAGAGATATGGAGTTCCAGTATCTTTCGGACTCCAATGCGCGCGTGATCTTGTCTGCGTTCCAGATGTCACCTGAAGAGCTACCGGGTTACGCTCACTTGAGTCGCGGTACCAACAACCAAGCTCTTTCGGAAGGCAACAACGAGTACAAGCTTGAGGCCCATCGAGACGTAGGCATTCGACCCCTTATCGCACACTTTCAAGACTTTTTGAATAACGTTCTGTTCCCGCTGATGGATGAACGTCTTGCGAAGTTGTGCTACATCCGGCTGACTGGAATTGATGCGGAAACGGCAGAAAAAGAGTCGGTGCGCATCCAGCAAGACATGGTCATTCACATGTCTATGGACGACGTGCTGGAAAAGGTTGAAAAGGATCCTATCGGCAAGAGGTACGGAGGCCAGTTCCCCCTTAACCAGCAGTTCGCTGCTGTACTTGATAAGTACGTGCCTGTTGGCGTGATTTTGGAGAAGTTCTTTGACGTACAGGGAGCATCTAAAGATCCTCAGTTTCAGTATTTGCGAGACCCCTTCTGGTTCCAGTGGCAGCAGCTTCAACTTCAAATGCAGCAGATGCAAGCGCAGATGCAGGCCCAGCAGGCTCAAGCTGCGCAAGGCGGTCCTCCTCAGGGTGGTGGCGGGGGAGACGCTGCAGGTCCGCAAGGCGGCGGTCAGGAGGAGGCTCAGCAACCGCCAGAAGAAAGCGGCCAACAGCAGCCCCAGCAAGGCGAGGAAGGCCAAGGTGACTTGACTCGCTCTATCGACCAACTTCTGGGCGCGCTTACGAAGAGCGAGGCTCAGTTACCGACCTCTAAGCGGGCAGTCTTGGCTAGACAGAGAAAGATGATGGACCACGTTATGAAGGAATTCGAAAACGAAAAGCGAAAGACGATAGACGAAATCCTTGATATCGCTGAAAAGCATGGACCTGCAATCAGGGGCGTGTAATGCCATCCTACCGACTATCCAAGAACGGCATAAAGAAAATAAACGACGCGATCGAAGCTCTCTACGAAAGAGCTAAGGCGCGAATCATTGGTCCGCACTCTATGCCAAAGGGTGTGGAGATTCGAGTGCGTCCGGATTTGTCTTTGACCGGGATTTTTCATGCCGCTGCGGAAGCCGATGGCGCAGCGGCCGAAAAGGATGTCTTGGACGGTATTGTTAAGATCGCTGAAGCCTACATAGACGCTGCAAAAGAGAAGGTGAAGGCTCAGACCATCCATGTGGTTCAGAGTACGTTGCGCGCAAATCCGAACACAGACTTGAGGACTGTGTTAAACGGACATTTGTCTGAGGTTTGGGATTCTGCTACTACAGCGATGCAAACGATCGTTGCCGCTGAGAGTAATACAGCAAAGAACGTTGGCAGTCTAGAGGGGATAACGAAAGCAAATGCATTTCAAGGTGTATCAGACCCGGTAGTGTTCTTTGTCGTTGTTAAGGACGGCGCTCTTTGCGGTGAGTGTCGTAGGCTACACCTGATGCCTGACGGTGTGACTCCGAGGCTGTGGTATATGTCAGAGGTGGGGTCCGGGTATCATAAGAAAGGCGACGCGACCCCTAAAATTGCGGGACTCCACCCGCATTGCCGTTGCGCCCTATCTACATTGATGCCGGGATATGGCTTTGATTCTATTGGACATGTGACCTACGTCGCCAATGGCTACAATGAAATTGAGAAGCAGCGAGCCGTTGTGAAGTCCGAGCCTTATGTGTATCACAGTTGCGATACAAACAAAGAAGAAGAACCTCTTGCAAAATCCACTCGCGAAGGCCTAAAGTACCTTCCACCGATCATTGAGCGCTCTGCGCAAAATGCGCAAAAAGCCAGAGAAGGTTTCGGCACCTCTTTCCATCCTGAAGACGAGAAGATGGCGAAACTGACAGAGCATTTCCAGTCTTCGCCTTTGATGGTACATGTTATGCCCGGATACCTACAGGAGATTGGGGAAAAGGGGCGGTTCCGCAACTTGTTTGAGACAGGCCACGGATTAGGAAACCAAAACAAAACAATCCGTGCTGACTGGGAGCACGGTCTATTTGGCTTTGACAGAGATTTCGACGCCCATCCGGGCTCTGAACGCCCTGTTTATGGAGCATTGCACGTATTTCATGAGAGTCCTCGGTTCTTTAGAGGCCCAGCCGAAGAGTATGGCGATTCTTGGGTACAGTTGAAGGAGCACGTAAAGAAAAGGACCACCTTTACCCCATCGGATAGTTCAAATCATGATGCCGACGAAGTCCAACACTTCGACCATCTTTGGCCTGCCGTACATCAATATCTAAGATCCCCGGCAGAAAGGCGACGGCTTCTGGACTGGCAAGGGAAGAGTGACACCTACCAACCACTACCCGCACACGCGCACCCTTCAGACGCTTTCAGGAGTTTTGACGATTACGCTGGGTACTTTGAAGCTCAAATTCACGGAGGCGTGTACATGGAAGACATTGATTCCATACACTTGCCGTTACACAAAGAAGGCAAACCCGTGATTAACGCTAAGTCAGAAAAACGGCAACAGGTAATGGACTTTGCAAAGAAACATGGCATCAAGCTGTTTTACCATGGAGTCAAGGACGGCAACAAAAAGGCCTATCTTGTGTATGATCCCCAGACAAAGAAGGAAGATCACTCTTACAAAAAGGACTTGAATCCCTTTTCGGAGGTTCTTGGAAGCGAGAATTCTAGATACGACGATATGAAGTTTAAACCCGGAAAGGTCAAGCATCTGGCTACTGGAAAGGTGTATCACTATGCGCCATTTGTCTTTAGCCATCCAGACGACTATTACCGTGACGTTAAAGGATATGCGTTTTACGACGATCTGGGGCTTAGCGCAAGTGTTGCTAATGGCGATAGCTATTCCATGAATCTGGACGGTTTCAGGGTTATAAGGAAGCCAGTGAAGGTAAAGGAGCCCAGCCCATGAAGTACACCGTATACGGCATTTCTTTAGATGGTCGCTGGCTGTGCATGGGCACGGACGACATGGGGTACTCGTACGATTCCTACGAGGACGTCGTGCGACCTCAGTTTATCACTTTTCCGGAAGCCGCCATTCACAAGTACGGCTATCGAGAGCTAGCTGCGCCAATCGAAGTGTCCGAAGCACAGCTTCAGGAGTTGGCGACAAAGCTGCACAAGAGGCAATCGTAGAAGTACACTCAGAAAAGGAGCCAACAGGTTTGGAAACCAAGGGTCGTAAGCTAGAGTTTGAAGTGCCTTCTTCGGCGGCGGATTTTTTGAGAGCAAGGAAAGCTTCTGAGGTTTCCTTTCAAGAATTGGGGTTACCCGGACTGTCTGCAACGTACCCCAATCAGTACGTCGTTTTGACAAATGACAAGTACCGAACCATTGCCCGCGTAAACAGGGCGGTTACGGGCGTAAGGGTCGTCTCTAGAGACACTCGCGCAGGAGATATTCGACCCAGACACGGGAACGAAGAGCAGCTGATGGCCTTGGACGCCCTCTTGGATGACTCTATCCCCGTTGTCGTTCTTACTGGTCGGGCAGGCTCGGGGAAGACCCTTTTAGCCCTCGCTGCGGCAATGTGGAAGTATCGAGAGCAACAGTACAATTCCATCATCCTTACAAAGCCGATGGTTCAGGTTGGTGGTCAGGACCTTGGTATTTTGCCCGGTGAGGTTGGAGAGAAGTTTACGCCATACCTTGGCAATTACATTGGCAATATTGAGCAAATCGTTGGGAATGTACCAGCCGATTTAGCGCGCATTGGCATGGAGATACTGCCCATACAGCTTATTCGTGGTGTTTCTTGGAATGCTCGTTTCGTGCTCGCTGATGAAATTCAGACGTTGTCTAGAGACGAAATTCTAACCCTTGGTACTCGTGTCGGTGCCGGTACAAAGCTGGTCCTCATGGGGGACTTGCGTCAGCGAGACATTGACATTGCCATCAAAGATACAGGGCTCCATGGGTTGACTACAAGCTACCGTTTCAATGAGTCTCCGCTTACTGCCTATGTTGAGCTACTGAGGGTGGAGCGTTCTCCAGTGACGGAGTTGTTCACGGAAGTCTTTGAGGCTGGGTAACCTAATCTAGCGTTTGGATTTACTTTATCATTAACGGAGAAAAACAATGAGTGTTATCATCAAGGAAGGCGAGAACTGGGTTGCCCGGTTTCTGAATCGAGTTTTCGGTGGGCGTGAGACCAATGCCGTTACCATTAGTGGTGTTGATGGCTCGGCCACCTTCCACAAGGAAGCCGTGTTTGAAGACGCGGTTGAGTTTGAAAGCTCCGTAGAGTTTTCGAACACCGCAACGACTGGAATCGTGCGTAAGGCTTCTCTGGCCATTGGCCACGCAGACCTGACCGACGCAGACGGTTCGCAGACCCTAACCATCGCAACCCTTCCGGCTGGAGCGCAGGTTCTGGGTGTGAACGTCAAGCTTGCCACACCGTTTACTGGTGGTGGTGCTGGCTCGGTAACGCTGGATGTTGGTTCCTCTGGCGATGCCGATGCGCTGGTTGATGGGGCCAACGTCTTTGCCGCCGCAGTGGACGGTCAGGCTTCGACCCGCCCTCTTGGCATTGCCCCCAACAAGCAGTTTGCTGCGGCGACTGCGGTGCAGGCGACGGTTGCAGCTGACGTGAACGTCGCGGACCTGACAGCCGGTGCAATGACCGTCGAGGTCATTTACTCTGTACTAGCGTAGTCCGCCTAAAGCTTGACGAATAATCATCTTTTCGTCAAGCTTTTCCGCAGCCGTTAGGCATTCGCGGATTCTGGAAATTGCTTCAGGCGAAAGCTGTCTATCGGCATCTTCGATTGCCCGGTAGGCAGCTTTCGCGTATAGATAAAGCGCTTCCACCGCCAGTACGGCAGACTTGTCGTTTTCTGCCTTTGTCATTAGTCCAACTCCAGAGCAAAGGTTCGTTCGCGGGCCTCTTCCTGCTGTGGCTTAGAAGTAGAGACATTGCGCACCTCCACTGCCATTGCTCGCAGTCCACGGCAGTGGTCCGACAGGCTCGCGCGCACTTTGTCGGCAAAAGCAAAAAGGCTAGCCTTTGACTCTTGTACATCGTTAAGGAACTTTACGATCCGTTCCCAGCGCATCGCGTCCTGTTCCAGCACGTTCGCGACCTTCTCTGCCGTGACACCAGTGCCAATTTGGCTCGCGTTCTCCATGGGGCTCTCCTGAAAGGGTGAGTGGGTGTACTTCGCGCTTTCGAACGGTGACTGTGTATACACGGTTTTGGCTCCTTTGTCAATAGGTCGCGAGTGCGAAACGCGCTTCCTCGTCTGAGAGAACGAGGTCGGACTCGCAGTCGAGGTAGGCGTGCTTTCCTGTGGTGGGTTGCCACACATACAGCAAACGCCTACCAGTTCGCGTCACGAAGGGCTGTTCGGCACCTCCATTAGCGGGGTACCAGTTCCCCTGCTCTTTCTTTTGGATGGCTGCGATGATGTCCATATCAACCTTGTAGCTTTTTAAGGGACTGTTGTCAAGTACGATCGGTGGGGCTTTCGCCCCACTTTCTTACGCGGCCTTCTGGACCATCGTCAGGATGGTGTCAAGACCCTTGTCCATGAAGTTGGCCCCCGAACCGAAGTAGTTGGCCGTGAAGCGCTGCTCGTCGGCGCTCTTGCCCTCCGACACGCGGGTGCCGCGCTCGTGGGTGACGTATTCCGTCACCGCATTGTAGGCGTCCCACGCGGTCTCACCGAAGGTGCCACGGCCACCACCGAAGAGGTTGAGCAGGGTCTCGCGGTTGTTCTCGGTGCGGGTGGAGACTTCTTCGGAGGCGGGGAAAAGCACCTCAGTGAGGGCGACCATCTGCTGCTTAGAGAATGCGGTGGAAGCCAGCAGGTTGGAGGTTTCCTGAACCGCGTCGAAGTACTCTTCGGCGCGCTTCGCCACCTCGATGGCCTGCTTCATCTTGTCCGTGGCGCTCTTCGTGTGCCGAATCTTGACGCTGTGCTTTGCACCCTTCAACGCCATGCGGACCGTGTTCTGGCAAACGGGGCGAATGCCGGTGAAAAGTGCCTCGTGGACGCCCGTGCCGTCGTGCGTGTTGGTGAGCATGATGTACGGCAGGATGCTGTCCCCCATCACCTTGCTGGCCGAAACACGGACCTCCTTGTCGAGCTTGGCGGCGGCGAAGACCCGCCGACCGCCATTGATAGCGCCCACCGTCTCGTAACGAGCCTTGCCGCCAGCCACGACCGCATCGAACCACTCGAAGCTCTCCGCGTTCTGGATGGGCACGTACTTTCCGCCCACCACACCGAGGGTGGCGAAGTCGCTCTGGCGGACGACACCCTTGTAGCCCTTGGCCTCAACCTGCTCGTAGCCGCCGTCCAGATTGAGCGACCCGTTGACAAAGATGGGCTGGAGAGCGACCTCCCAGTTGAGGCCACCGGCCTCCATGGCTTCCTTTGCAGTCATGAGCCCTTCCACGCGCTTTCCCAAGCCGTGCCACGGGGTCTCTCCAGTGAAAGCAAAGGTCTCGATGTTGTGCGACATTGTGTGCTCCTTGTTTTGCTTCCCGGCTCCATGCCGTTCAGCGATGATCCGTTTATACAGGGTTCCCAGAAAAAGTCAACAGGTTTTTAGTCTGCAGAATCCTCACGGAGGTCGCGGCGAGCGATCTGACGGGCGGACGAACGAGCGGCCTTGTCGGTCGCCCGGTCACGGGGCTTGCCGCTCCACGGTCCGGAGCGGCGGGTGAACTTGCGGGCGCAGGAGCGACCCGCGCAGCATCCGAACGGGCAGGTCTTGTTGGCAGAGCGAACGAAACCGAAGGGCTTCATGGTGTCTCTCCTTTGATCGGGCTGAGAACCATTCCCAGCAGCGATGGTCTGCTTATACAAGGTTTCCAGAAAAAGTCAACAGGCTTTTTTAGGGCCATCAATCTTGGTCGTGCAAGTTCTTGTTCCGCAGGGTGACAAAGTGGCAGAATCGACCATAATTGATGGCATCGCAGGCTCTGAAGCAATCGACTCCAGCGGGGAAATCCTCGATGTGGCTGGCGCAGATATTTCGGATCTGGTCGAGGGGCGCGCAACTCTTTCGTGGGAGCACAAAGACGAGAAAGACCCCGCCCACACAGCCATGGATCACGTCGGTAAGATTGTCTATGCCAAAAAGATCTTCAAGGAGTCCGATTGCGAGGACGATCGGCAGAGGATGTACTGGAAGAAGGTTGAGCTACCTTACATCTACTTCAAGACCCGTCTTTATGATGGGGCGGGCCATCCCGCCGCAATCGCGCTCGCCGCCATTTTTCGTGACGCAGAACAGCATAACGAACCCGTACTTGCTCGATACTCTGTAGAGGGAGCAACCCTGAAGAAGGAGGGCAACCGCCTTTTGAAGACTGTTGTAAGGCGTGTGACTGCGACTGTCAAGCCTTGCAACAGGAGTGCCGTTTCCGGTATCGTATCTGACGCTGGCCCTGTGTTTTTGGACGAGTCAAGCAAAAAAAAGCAAAAAGAGCAGTCTGCGGAGGAGTCTTCCTCTACTTTTGACAAGCTGGTCGAGAGGGTCGGTAAGGCTGAGTCTGTACATGGTCGATTGGGGGGTGCCGTAGAGGTTGAGTATTCTCCGCTTGACAAGGCGACCGAAGCCGGTGTAACGTCCGCAGCCCCTTCGGCACTTTCTGGTGGGGCTGCCCTGCAGAGGGAGGACCGTGGCCTGATTTTGAAGAATTTGGCCCACCGAGCAACGCAGGTTTTGCAAAGGTGGGACCGCAAAGGCGATCCAAAGAAGTACCTCAAGTCGGAAATGCCCGATGTTGACCCTGACTTCTTGGATAGGTTTGCTGAAATGGCGGAGAATTTCAAGCTAAAAGCTAGCAGCCTGAAGAAGGCGCAGCAAAATGCGCCTGAAGAAGATGTGCTGTCAGACGGCTCGGACACCGTTGGGAAAGAGGTGATCGTACCGCCTCACCTGAAGGACCGCTTCAAAAAAGTGGCAGGCAGTCGCCCGTCGCCTACGAAGCTAGGGGAGTCGTATTTTGATACTGCTACAGGAACACTGCACACTGACCTTGGCAGTTTCAAGGTCCACATCCCCCAAGACAAATATTATTCGCGAATCCTTAAGTCTTCCGAAGTCGCCCCTCACCACGATGAGGCTATGAGACATTGGAAGAACTTGAATGCATTGTTGCGTGCCGGGAAGCTCCCCCCAGAAATCATCATGCATGCTGCGATCTTTAGCGGCATGAGCCCATCCACAGCTGTGCCGATGCAGGAGTTGGCTTTTTCGCACATTAAGGATTTGATGGCCCGAGGTCTGGACCCAACTAAGTCCGGTAGTGCTTCTCCTGAGTTCAAGAGAGACTTCATGGAGCGGGTAGGTAAGGATACCGCCTATTTGCCCGACTACTACAATAGCTACTGGGCTTCAGAGGCTGGTCGTTCTACGCGGGTCAAGGAAGAAAAGCAGCTTAGTCTGTTGACCCCGAACGCCCCGCCTCGCCAGAAAGGGATGGTGTATCCCACTCAGAAGTGGAATTCGGTCGCTTGGTACCATAAGCTTCACCCTACCCTCGTTTCTTTGGTTCAGAAGTATGGCGCAGACGGACGCGCCATGACGAGAGAGCTTTTGGCGATGAAAACTGCTGGGAAGAGCAGTCCGGGGCTATCTAAGGTGGAGGGGTTTGCACCAAAAACCATTCGGTATCTGCTGGGGATGCTCGGTGCCGGTAACGCTCATGTGCCTGATACACATTATATTCGCCACACGTTTGGTCTGCCTTCTGACAAGCAGGTCAAGAAGGAGACCGTAGATTGGCTGGGGCGTCCCTTGGCCGAAAACGAGTCTGCCTTGGCACCCAACGCGCACCTGAAGCGTGTTTTGTGGAATCCTCGTACGCCTGAGGTTGGTGAAGCTCTGGATAGTTACTATTACCATAACCACCCAGCCGTAAGGCACGTAATACAAAGACATTTCGGTGGACAGGAAGACGAACAGGCGACCTTCCCTGCCTTTTGGGCGCATTGGTTGAGTATTGGTCCGCACGAAAAGAAGTTTGGGCAAAATAACTTCAACTACAACGACGGTACCGACCATCGAGTGTATTGGAACGCCGTTAATGAGGTGCTTAGAGAGTACGGTCTACCGACAACAAGAGTTAAGAAAAACGAAGACGCTTCACCGGAAGAAGTATTGAACATGCCGATCGCGGAACGCACCGCAAGAGCGCATGCAAAGATTGCAGACGCTTTTGGCGAAACACCCGGATTGCTGTTCTATTACCAGCACTGTGTTCCGGCCCTTTTGGAAGAGCATGACCAGCGTATGTCTCAGCCGATAATCGACCCCGTCGTCATGAAGATGGAGGCTGCCCTCATCGAGCTTCGCAAAAATTCTTCGGTTGACCGCCTTTACAATAGTCTAAAGGCGGCAGGGGTCCAGCCAGCTAAGGCCTCCGAGTCTGATTCAGCGGCGGTAGACAACCCATTCAAAAAGCCAGTTGTTTGGCGTGGTCAGTACATCACACCCGGAGTTTCTGAAAACAATGTCGGTAAGAGGTTCTTCCATATTGCAGAGAAGGACGGTCGAGTTTATGGCTTTAAGGAAGATCGTAGCAGGTATAGCCATCTGGACTACCCCCTAACAAGTCTTCCGAAGGCGTACTTTGACAGTGACCACACCGTTCTTCAGCCGTCTCAAATAGCTGGTGCGGAGAACGCTGGTAAGGTCTCGTTGGTAGAGCACACCGACCCACACTGGAACACCACTGAAGAGCAACGGAAGCTTTTACAGGACTTAGATTTTAGCGATTCTTCTAAAGTTGACAGGGACGGTGAAGCTGGTATCAACCAACGCCTTTCCCATTGGCGTAATACACCGGCTGGTTTGGCATACGTAAAACTCTCAGAAGACCACCAAGACCAGCAGGGGAAGCACGAGATAGCGTACCACAACATTGCCAGAGACCTTTTTGGCATGGGCGAATATCTCGCAGACACAGCAGCTTTCCGGCATCCACAGACCGGGCATATTGGAGTAGTTGTTCGTGGAATTGACAATGCAATTTCTGGAGATTCGGCAGATTACAACTCCTATCGGTATGGTGCCCCGGCACCGAGCATCAAGAGCATGCAGGAGGACATGCTTTTTTTTGGAGAAATGGACAAGCTCGCTGCCATGAACTATGTGCTTGGAAACAATGACAGGCATCCACTCAACTATCTGATACGTCGAGAAAACGGCGAGCACAAGCTTAAGTTGATAGACCACGGTTTTTCATTTAGTGAAGGGGCTACCGCTGGTAGACCCGATTACTATGTGATGAATACAGATCGGAATTACCGTATTGCTACAGAAGATTTGCCGAGAGGTCACCAAGACCATAGGATGCATCCGGCTGCGCAGAAGATGCTTGAGCAGATTGACCCAGTTGTTTTTGAGCAAGAAATGAGAAAATACGGTATTCAAGAAGATCGAATTCGGTCGGCTCTCAGGCGCTTGAAAATTGCACAAGAGGCCGCAAAAGGGCAATACGGAAATGAAAAACCTTGGTTCAGAAGCCTCCGGGATTTGGCGCAATTGTTTTAACAGGAGCTAAAATGCAAGATGGGTTGTACTATGTCTATTGGAATCACCCCAATGGTGGAGCCGTAGTTCCACGGCACATGGGCTCTTTTGCCATCGAACACGGGATTTACCATGTCGTTGAGCCCGACCATGGGCATTTTTTGTCTAATGCCGCTGCTGACGGCCTCCTGCTAGATGAGCAAGCGCTTTCAAAGCTCAATGCACTCCAGAATTCTATGCACGTAAAGGTCGTACGTCAAGAAGATTTTGACCAAGGACACCACCTCGACCTTGTTCCAAAGGGCGATGTAACCCCTTTTCCGGCAAGTCAACCCCCTGCAAAGCCCAAGCAAGCCCCTAGTGTTTTTGAGTATTCTGACGAGCGCATGACTACTCCCGTGCAGCTTGAGCACGACCGTGGCGCAATCAAGATGAACGGACAGACACTAGGAAACGACGAGACGAATAGAATTCTCGATTCCATCAGACAGGGTAAGGCGACCGTCCGTTATCCAAAGTCGAAAGGGGTGGACATGGCAAAGGCCGAGACTGCCTTTGACAGACTCCTGAGGTCTGAGTATACACCGACCTCTCATCCGGCTGCGGAGAGGTACAGTCGTCACCCGTCGATAGGTAGCTATCTCAAGTTTAAGCGTGACGAGGCACCGGAGGGTGCTGTCCATGTGCATGTTACTTTTTTGTCACCAAACAGGTACGTAAGTACGCATGGAGAATTGGCCAGAGACTCCCTCTACAGCGGTCTTGCCGAGGTTGTTCACAAGTCCGGTAAGGGAGAAAAGTACCATATGGGTGGAGACTCGTTCCACATTGTCACTCCGGACGTGGAGTCTGCCTTTCGATATGCACGAAACCTGTCTGACGCCACTCATGCACTGCCTCATGCTGGAGGAGTTCACCCCCACCATCTAGTTCTTGGTATCGGCCATTCACCCGACGACGCCAAGACTTCGCATGACCACGCTTTTGAACGCTATCGCCAAAAGGAGTATGACGACACTTCGGTCAAGAGTCATGCCCACTCGTTGGTACAGGGGCTGGAGGGTCACGTTCCGGTTGGAGAGGCGCGTCTACCTGTGCCAAAGCTCGTTTCGCCTCTTTAATACAGAACCTACACACCTTCTTTACCCCATAGAAGCCGATGGTGATTGGCAGTATGTCTCCGCAATTGGAGCATTCCCTGATCCCATCGGCTTCGTTGCATTTTGTGCATATTTTGTTGCTGTTTACTTTTTTGTGCTGTGAACATTTGGTGCATTGAGGGTAAATGGCGGCAGCCCGTTTCTCTTTTCTGCACTGTTTGCATGAGGATGCCACTGGGCGTAACCTGTCTTCCACCATCTTTTCGTGAAAGTCGCTACGTCCTTTTACCCTCTTGCAGCTGCTACATGTCCATGTTTCCATGGCTTGTAGATTGGTGCCGTTTTCTTGTTCCGTACCAAGCGCTATCATACGTACTGCAAACGTTGGAACAACCAAACTCTTTTTAGGAGCATATAATGTCAACCCAAAAGGCAATCGCACTTCGCAACGCAATCAAGGATGGGCTCTTCATTCGCCTTGGCCTTACCTGCACTGAGTCTTTTGACTCGGACGGCAACCCGCTTCTTCGGGTCGGTGCAGCTTCGGCTGGCAGCGCAGGATGCTTCATCCGCGTTTCGGCAGAGGGCTCTATCCAGAAGGACATCCTAGGTCTTGCACAGAAGGTCTTTACTCCGCACATCGTTGACGTTGCTTTTGAGGGTAACGACGCGACCACGACTTCGACCCTGCCCAACGTTGCCAACACGATGGCGATTACTACTGCAATCCTTGGCGAGGTACTGGCGAAGGGTGCAAAGACCCGCGTGTGGCTTGGCCCGACCGGTACGGCTCCTTCGGATACCACTTTCGATACGGCCGGTTACCTGAAGGCAACGTGGCAGGACCTGCAGTACCCGCTCATGGCTGCACAGTAATTAGTTAGCACCATCTAACCCCAAACGAGGAGCATAAAATGAAGATTTCAAAGAAGGAAATCGCGAATGTCCTCGCTCAGGTAGAGTCGGAGCTAGCTTCGGTTCTCAAGTCTGAGCAGGATGCGATTCGAAAGTTGTCAAAGGCAGACGAAGGCTCAGCTGGCGGTCCTCCCGATGAGGGTTCTGCTGGTGGACCTCCTCCGGGTGGTCCTGAAGGCTCAGCTGGCGGTCCTCCCGATGAGGGTTCTGCTGGTGGACCTCCTCCGGGTGGTCCTGAGGCCGGTGGTCCTCCGGGCGCACCTCCGGGTGGTCCTGCGGTTGGCGCCGAAGGCGCGGAACATCCGGCAATGGACGCTGGCCCTGCTGACCCTGCGGCGCTACAGGCGGAATACGAGAAGCTTTCGGCAGAAGAACTGCAGATGCACTTGATGGCCTGCAAGGCTGCTCTTGAAGCAAAGATGGGCGCAGCTGGTGCTGGTGGACCTCCTCCGGGTGGTCCTGAGGCCGGTGGTCCTCCGATGGGCGGTCCGCCTGCCGGTGGCCCTCCTCCCGGCCCTCCGATGGGTAAGAAGGAAATGCCTAGCCACGAGACCAACGGTGACGTGGGGAAGAAGCTCGGAAAGATGGAAGCGACCATCACTGAGGCAAACGAGAAGATCGAGCTTCTGAGCAAGGCGCTAGAGCTTGCGATTGGTCGCCCGGTACGCAAGGCCTTCACGGGCAAGGACCTAACTCCTTCTGCTCCCGCAGTGGACCCCAAGTCCCTGTCTAAGGCGGAAATCACTGAGCGCCTGAAGAAGAAGGCTTCGGACCCGAACCTTGCAAAGAATGACCGCAACGCAATTAACGCATTTTACTCAAATGCAATTTCCGTAGATGGAATTGCCCACCTACTGAAGTAACTCAGAACAACAAACTGGCCAAGGCCATCATACAGGAGAACACAAATGTCAGGAACTATTGAGCAAATCCAGTCACTGGTGAAGGCCCTAGAGGCCGGATCGTACAATGCAGCCCCCTCGACCCTCGTTCAGGGCGCAGCACTGCAGGTTGAAGACCTGTCGCCCGTCATGCACAACGTGACGTTCGATGAATCGCACATCAAGCTGCAGAAGAAGCTGTCGGTCGAGTCGTGCAAGTCCACTCTAACGCAGTTCGACCGCCAGCTGTCGTACGGTATCTTCGGAGGCAGCGCGCAGATTGAAGGCGCTGTCGGTCAGGAAGAGACCTCAGACTTCGTGCGTATCGTAGTGCCGATGGCCTACTACTCACACACCCGTCGCGTCACGCTGGTTTCGACCCTCGTGGACACGGTTGACGGAAAGAAGAGTGATGAGCGTGCAGCGGCAGACGCAGCAAAGAAGCTGGCTGGTGATATCGAGTTCGACCTGTTCCGTGGTAAGGCGGACTTCACGAACGCGGGTACGTTCGACGGCAACCCGCTGACCCTCCCGGTCCTCCCCTCGATTCTGGGTGTAGACGCTCAGATCCGTCAGTCGGACGCTCAGCGCAACGCACAGGACGCAATGTTCGGTGAGTATGGCTCGGACGACTCAGTCGTGATCGCTGGCGGTGGTACGCTTACGCAGTCGATGATCGAAGACGCTCACGTTCGCTCGCTGATGAACATGGGTGAGGCTGAGGTTCTACTTGTTGACCCGAAGGTTCTTTCGGCTTACAACAAGCTGTCTTACGGAAAGGAGCGCATCATCCTTGCGGGTTCGCCTCAGGATGCCACGGCTTCAGACCTCCGCAAGCAGTGGGTGTCGGCTGGCGTTGTCAACATCGAGGCCTCGCGCTTCCTGTCGGCAAAGACCCGTCCTGCAGCGGCACGTAGCAATGGCCCTGCGGCCCCTGCCTCGTTCACCTCAGCAGTTGCTGGCACCAGCGGAACCATTCCCACGGGCACCTACCGTTACGCTGTGACGGCAGTGAACGAGATTGGTGAGTCGCCCCGCGTTTACGACACGACCCCCACTCAGGCGGTTACGCTTGGTGAGGAAGTGACGCTGACGATTGCTCCTCCTGCTTCGGGTACGTACCGTTACTTCAACGTGTACCGTACGGCAGCTGGTGGTGCAGCGGGTACGGAGCAGTTCATCGGGCGTGTGGTTGCCGCTTCGTCGGGCAACACGAGCTTCGTGGACCTTGGCAACAAGAACCCCGGTTTCGTGACGGGCTTCCTTGTCCAGAAGGACACGATGGCGATGAAGGAGCTTGCTCCTTACAGCCGGGTTAAGCTCGCTCAGACCGATTTGTCAATGCCTGAGGCCCACTTTAGGTTTTGTACATTAGCAGTATTCCAGCCGCGCAAGAACGTGCTAATCGACAACCTTCAGTAATCCTCGTAAGAATTAGACAAACCCCCGCCATCGAAAGATGTGCGGGGGTTTTTCGTTATATGGTGCTTGCATGCCTAGGATTCGAACCACACCTGAAATGGTTGAAAAAGTCCTGTCCCTGAGGGCGTCTTTTGTCACCAGAACACAGATAGCTGAACAACTAGGTATACCGCTGTCTAAAGTGAAGACTATCCTTTTAGAGAATCGCCTCTCTATTCCAATGGAAGAGCGCCAAAGAAACGCATACGAAGCATCGCTTAAGAAAAATCCAGAAAAAATGAAACACATGCGTCGAGGCCTTACTGGAGAGGTTGTTGAGAGAAGAAGTCAAAGTGTTCGTGAGGCGTACAAGGACCCCCAACTGGTTGCGCTTAAGACAAAACAGATAAACGAATGGTGGGCAACTGCGAAAAGGAGTTACAGGTACACTGTTGGCGACGCTCGCAGGCTGTGTAAGGCGGTAGGAGTGGAGCTAGTAAGCGACCTTCCCGACTCTTCTCCGTTCAAAAACGAACCAGCTACCTTTCTATGTGTGTGTGGGCTGACGTTCGTTGTCAGTACTGCGTTTGATGTGCTGTATGGGAAAACTCGTTCCTGCGGATGTGCCAAGAGCTTTGATGAAAGGGATTTGTACGATTGGGTCAGTTCGTTTGGTGTTTGGGAGAGAAATGACAGGAAGCTAATCGCCCCATTTGAGCTTGACATGGTTTGCCATGACAAGAAAATGGCAATTGAGTACTGCGGTCTACATTGGCACGGAGAGCTTGTTGGTGGCGACAAGGCCCGTGGTAGACATAGAGCAAAAATGGAGGCATGCGAAGCTCGCGGCTACCGACTGATAACCGTCTTCGCAGACGAATGGCTAGAGCGACAGGAAGCTACAAAGCGGTTTCTTGAATCCATTCTTGGCGTTAAGAAAAATAGACTAGGTGCGCGTCAGTGTGATGTAGTGTGGGTGTCGTCTACAGAGGCCAGACCTTTTCTAGAGAAAAACCACCTTCTCGGTTTTGGTGGAGACCGGTTTGTGGCTCTGAAGTACGGTGGCGTGATTGTCGCTTTAGCTTCTTTTAGGTTCTCTGAGTGTTATTGGGAGTGGACTCGCTTTTGCGTTGGAGAGACGCCTGTTGCTGGTGCTGCTCAGCGCTTGTTGAAAGCTTTTTGTAAGGAGTGCAATCCCCTTTCTGTTGTAACGTACTCTGACCTGCGGTGGAGCGAAGGCGCGCTTTACAAGAGCTTGGGCTTTGAAAAGCTTTACAGAACGCCGCCATCTTACTGGTATTTCAAGAAAAACTACGACTTCCCAAGACACCATAAGTCCTCCTTTCGAAAGAAGAAGCTGCTGAAGAAGTATCCGCACCTTTCTGAGACAAGCACTGAATGGAAAATGTGTAAAGAGTTGGGGTATGACAGAATATGGGATTGTGGCAAAGAGGTGTGGAGACTTTCGTTCTCCTGATTTTACGCTATACCCAACCCATGATTTCCGCTCAAATAATCAAGGATTCCCTGTCCCCGTACGGCACTGTGCTCAACGCAGAGCGCAGGCTCACAACCATGGTTTTGCGTTACCCTCGCTTCATACACAGCGAGCTAATGACACACCGAGCCTTTTCGCGCAACTCCTCTAGCTCTAGAGCCATTCCTGTTGCCAAGCTTATTGCAGAAGCACAAGACGACCCCGCTACACCGAAGTATTGGGGGGCGAATCAGAAAGGTATGCAGGCTCGTAATCAGCTTGCATCCGAGAAGCAGGCGCTTGCCTTAGAGGTTTGGAACCGCGCTCGCCAGCAAGCTATCGAGAGCGCCAAGGAGCTAACCTCCGAAAACATTGGTCTTCACAAGCAAATCGCCAATCGTCTTTTGGAGCCTTTCACGCACATTACTGTGATTGTAACTGGTAGCGAATACGCATACCAGAACTTCTTCGCATTGAGGTGTCACCCTGATGCCGAGCCTCACATTCAAGAGCTTGCCACCAAGATGCTTTACGAATACCGACGCGCACAGCCCACGAGCGCACCCGTACACTTGCCCTTCCTCATGAAGGAGGAAGCCTTGGACCTCATAGACCGCATCGGCACCCCTTCGACCTGTTTGGTGAGTGCTGCTCGGTGTGCAAGGGTGAGCTACCTTAAGCACGATGGACAGCAGCCTTCCCTTGCAGAGGACCTGAAGCTTGGCGAGCTTCTAGCTGCAGAAGGTCACATGAGCCCCTTTGAGCATCAGGCGTTTGCCTCTATTGATGTTGACGTAAAAAGTGGTAACTTTTTGGGATGGACACAATACAGGCAGAGGCTGGACAAAAATCTCCAGACATTCAACGTGGGGCGAGTTAATGGATAGGACCATTACACAAGAGGATGCAAAGCTCTTTGAAGTCCAAGGTGTCGTCATGGACCTGACTGCCCTTGCGGTGGATTGTTCTCCAGACACTGAATTTCATTTTGCGAATCCGGTACCCATTCTAGACGACAGATTTGTGGGTATAGGGCATGCGGACGTGTTCAAGAGTGGGGACAAAATTCTTTTCACGGGAGCGATACGGTACGATACTCCTGCGAGGCTTGACATTGAGAACGACGGTCCAGTCTACGTACGTCCGTACGGCAGTGCAGAGTACTGGGACGAGTCTCCGAACATATGGCTTCTAGAGCATAAGCCCATCCTACGCAAGTTCAGCGTCGAAACGCTGCGTTTTGTCGCGGTACAGTCTACCCCCACGCAATCTAGGGTGCGGAGGTTAGACAATGCTACTATCTTGCAGGATTCTTGACGGCGTATCAAGCGCCAATGATTTTGAGTATAAGCCACAGGCCGAGTGGGTCGAAGGAACTCCCACAACCGTTTATTTGCAGTTGATCGACGTCTCTAAGGATCGCGCATCCAAGGGGTTTAGTCCCGCTGGACGTAGATACGTTCCTGCTGCCGGGGCTACGCTGCAGGTTGTTGTCGAGTCTATTGACGACGCCAAGACGATCACAAGGACCGCAACACAACCCTTTGCGACGGACGGCAGTATCTGGAGCTTCAGCGTGCTAGCTACCGATACGATCAAGGGAACTGCGACTATCCGGTTGCGCTTGAGTCAGAGTGGCGTCATTACCTATGGTTCAGCTATCAAGGCTGTCTCAATCATCCCTCAAGACGCTATTTAAGGTGTCCGCATGGCCGACTATTCAGATTCAAAATACACAGTAGGGGCGGTATCCCCCGAGAACGCTATCGCCAGTGCGTGGGATCGGCTGGAGCCCCTGTTGACACCTGAGCAGCGGCGAATGCGCTTCCTTTTTGTTATTCCGCTGGTCTCTAAGATGATTGATCCAGAGACCGGGCGACGCATGAAGATGGGCGACGAGCTTCTGCAGGATTACATCGTTCGTGCTGTGTCTGTTGCGGAAGACGAGAGTCATGCAGACATCATGCCAGTCAAGAGGCGTGAGAAGAAGCCGTTCGACCGGCCTACGTACGATTCTTTCGGTTACATCGAACTGAATCACAAACCGGTTTCGTCTATTGACAAGTTCAGCGTGACACCCGCAGACAATAACGACATTTACGAGCTTCCTAAAAACTGGATCGAGACCGCGAACATGATTCGCGGGCAAGTCAACATCATTCCGCTTAACATCGCTTTGACAGGTGGCGGTATTGTTCCTACACAGAGCGCTGGCGGATCGCTGTACCTAAGCATTATGAATATGCGTGGTTGGGTCCCGGCGTTTTGGCAGGTAGAGTACACGAGCGGATTTCCAGACGGTCTAGTGCCAAGAGAAGTGAATGAGCTTATCGGGACAATCGCCGCTATGGATATCTTGTCTATGCTTGGCGCAACCGACGCGGACGTGACCAGCCGTAGCCTAGGTATTGACGGAATGTCGCAAAGCATTGGCGGTCCCGGTGCCGACAAGTTCCGTCCGCGAATCGAGGAGTTGGCAAAGAAGCGCCAGCAACTCGTCCGCAAGCTGAAGACAAAGCTTGGCATGAAACTGTTCTCCTCTTGGGTGTAATGATGTCTGACCAAAAACATGAAGACCTGTCAAAGTCGATAGGTTTTATCACCTTTCCTCACTTTGGCGTAGACCGGGTGCCTACCCAGCCATACACCGCAGCTTCTTTGTTTCATACGGTTACTGCCGGAAACATTAGAAAGCCTGCTGTGCAGACTTCCGGGTCTCTTCCTGTTTCGTCACTACAAGGTGTGGCAGGAGGACCGGTTGGTTATAAGCTGGAGGGGAAAGAAGGAAAAGGGGTAATAAAGGCGTACGCCCGACCCGGTGCCACCGAGTTTCCAAACGGCACCATTTCGCACATTGGCGTTGAAGCGATTGCTCCACATGAAGCACAGCACACCGTTTTTTTAAAGCTGGGCCAGACGCATGGGCACGGTGTCGCAAGAGGGTTGGCTAGGCATCTCTTCGAATCTCTGGACGAACGCGAACGACTGGCTTTAACGGCTATTGCTTCTAGAAGCGGCTACTACAACGAGGAACATTACAACAAGGGTCGTCGGATGCCTGCACATCCGGCATTCCACGAAGAGGCCATTTGTACTTTGCAGAATTACCTCAACTCGCCCGACTGGAGAGAGGCTGTCCACGCGGATTTAAGCGCCTCAGAAGAGGGCGCTTGGGCACCGACTCATGAAAAATGGAAGGTGGAGAGCCCTGAAAGGAGGGCTCTTCGTGAAAAATACCGCCTCCCTAGAACTGACTGGGACGCCCAGAACCTTCACGATACTGCAAAGCGGGCTTGGAAGAAACTCGTTGCTGCCGCAAAGGGGGTCAAGCCGGGGTCGTTCGTGATGAAGTCCGAGGGGCTGAACAAGGCCTTACTTGGACAGCGGCCATCCGGTGTTTACAAGAAACAGCATGACTACAGCCACCTACTAGACCAGTCTCACAAAGAGCAAGGCTACAAACTTTATGTAACGTCAGAAGACGTTTCTGGTCCCGGCGAAGAAGGTGTTTTTGAGGTTGTGTCTGGCCTTAGCGACGGCGAGGTACAGCTTGGCTATGTCCGTGGAACACACTATGGGGACGAGTTTGCAATAAATGCATCCGATCTTGACCAAAGTCATAGAAACAAAGGACTTGGCGTTAACCTGTATGAAGCAGCTATTGCTCACGCCGCACATGAGCATGGTGCCAAGAAGGTTTCTGGGGAAGACCCCTCTCCTGAAGCGCAACGAGTACACTCCTCTTTGGCACGTAGACACGGAATGGAGTACGGTCTAAATCGTCATGGCCACTATTATTATACGATCAAGAAAGAGCCGAGCCTGACTCGTACAGATAAAAAAATCCGCAAGTCAGAAGACGGGTCTCCTGTTAAAGTGGCGAGCATTGCTGTCTTCAACAAAGACGGCGAAATGCTTTGGGGCCAGCGGAACGACACAGACCTTTGGACCATGCCCGGAGGTCACTTTGAGAGGGGTGAAACGCCTCTGAAAGCTGCCGTTCGCGAGCTTTACGAAGAGACCGGCCTGAAGCCTGAAGACATGGACTATCTTGGCGAGAAGACCGTTACCAGCCGCGACGGAAAGGAAATTACGGTGTATTCATACAAAGCGGTATGCGATGGCGAACCGACCTGCGAAAACGATCCTGACGGTGAATTGGACGAGTGGGAGTGGGTAGACGTTTCTGATGGGATTCCCGGCCACATCATGGACCGCCTTCACGCCCCCAAGAACGTCACTTTGCAGTTCTTGGGCATGCAGGACAAAGGGCTAAGCAAGAACGACACCCCCGAATTCCATAAGCAGGAAAGCAACTCATCGCAAGCCCACCCTCACGACAACGAGGTGTGGTGGGAGGACGTTGCTCCTTTAGAGCTAGCAAAAGGTCAGAAAGATGCGCTAGCCATGTACAAACCTGAGCATCCGGGGTTTGCAACAGCGAAGGAGCACGTAGCGTGGACATACTCAAAAATGCCAAACGAGAACTGGGCGTTTTGGGCTGTAAGACATCACAGACAGGACCCTGCGGCGTTTACGCCGCAAATCAAGCAGAAGATTGAGCATTTTGCAGGTAGCCAACACATCCCTGAGGTTGCAGGGGTGCGTTTTGATAAGACTCACGACCTACACCACGGCCTGTCTCTATTGGAAGAAGCTGAAAAAAGGTACATTGACCGAAAGAAATCGTCTCTTTCGCTTGCTTCAAAGCCTCAGACAGCAAAGAAGCTGATTGATTTCGGGGATGGCACAGCGTGGTGGGATTTAGGAAAGTCGTCTTGCTCTGAAGAAGGCAAGGCGATGGGGCATTGCGGAAACGTACCGTCACAACAAAGGGGGGATTCTGTTCTATCTTTCCGCACGGAGCATGTCCTTGGTGGAAAGAAGTATTACGAGCCCCACCTGACTTTCATTCGAAACGGCAACGTATTGGGTGAAATGAAAGGGCGAGGTAACCAGAAGCCTGCGAAGCAGTACCACGAAAAGATCGTTTCTTTGTTGAATAAAGGATACGCTCCTTTGGGTGGTGGCTACCTTCCCGAAAACAACTTTCAGCTGAAGGATCTTTCGCCTGAGCTTATGGGGCAGGTTGACCCATCCGTAAGGAACGCTGGGGCTGACTATGGGTCTGCTTCCAAATTTACTTATGCTGATGGTAAGAGGCCGTTCGTTCAAGCAATCGCAGCAAACCCCAACCTAGACCCACAGCACCATGGACTGCTTGCTCGGGATGCTGACTGGAGTGTCCGTCGGGCAATCGCAGCAAACCCCAACCTAGACCCACAGCACCATGGGTTGCTTGCACAGGATGCTGATAAGTTTGTCCGTCGGGCAATCGCAGCAAACCCCAACCTAGACCCACAGCACCACGGACTCCTTGCTCGGGATGCTAACTCGGCTGTCCGTTGGGCAATCGCAGCAAACCCCAACCTAGACCCACAGCACCATGGGTTGCTTGCACAGGATGCTGATAAGTTTGTCCGTCAAGCAATCGCAGAAAACCCCAACCTAGACCCACAGCACCACGGACTCCTTGCACAGGATGCTGATGCGGATGTCTGTCAGGCAATCGCAGCAAACCCCAACCTAGACCCACAGCACCACGGACTCCTTGCACAGGATGCCGATGAGGCTGTCCGTCGGGCAATCGCAGAAAACCCTAACCTAGACCCACAGCACCACGGACTCCTTGCTCGGGATGCTGATGCGGATGTCCGTCGGGCAATCGCAGCAAACCCCAACCTAGACCCACAGCACCATGGGTTGCTTGCACAGGATGCTGATAAGTTTGTCCGTCGGGCAATCGCAGCAAACCCCAACCTAGACCCACAGCACCACGGACTCCTTGCTCGGGATGCTGACTGGAGTGTCCGTCGGGCAATCGCAGAAAACCCTAACCTAGACCCACAGCACCACGGACTTCTTGCTCGTAGCGAGTCGTGGTGGAATACGCTTTCACATCTACGCAAGAGCCAGTCGCATTGGAATACCCCTGAATTCCAGTCTTGGTTTGATGGATCTCATGTAACCGAGGACGGGAAGCCCCTTGTCGTGTATCGCGGTACCCAACGCCCTCAAATTGACGGACGGCTGGTGTCACCATCCTTTACTGATTCTAAAGATGTTGCCAGTATTTATTCAGCGAGCCCCGATTCTCTCAGGCACGAAGAAGGAGCTTCTGTCTACCCCGTATATCTTTCAATCAAGAACCCCGTTAAACTTCCTTGGCACAACTGCTCTTTTGGTGATATTCTTCGTGCCTTGAAGTACGGAGAAGGCGGCATTGAGCACGAAGAGGCTGTCGATATTTTGAAACACATGGCCAATCGTAAGACGGCTATGGACCGTCCTTTTGGGAAGCTGGAGTCCCTTGCAAAACTTGGCGACTACAGGTATAAGGTGCTGGACGAAGACGGCGACGAAGAGGAGGGTGATTTCGGGGACCTCCTAAGGGGCAAGCACCCTATACATACCTTTAAGGAGGATTTTGACTCTTGGGGGATGGACGTTGCAGACCGTTTGGTGGCTGATACATACGCTTTTGTGGACGCTCCCGCGTTTGTGCGCGCTGCGCAGAAGAACGGCCACGACGGTGTTTATCATCACGACATCCTGCAGCACGAGAAAGCCATAAAGAAGCTGACAGGAAAGGATTTTGAGGGAGAGAACGAAGAGCCACACAAGATGTGGACTGACTTTGATGAACTGGATGAAGACCTTGGAGAGGTCCCCGTACATGGGACGTGGAGGCCGTTCCATTCCGCACAGGTGAAGAGCGTGTTTAATGGAGGCTCCCATTCGCCGGGAACAGAGGATATGTCTAAGGCCGAAGCCCCCCTACTCAAAACCGACCCAGAGACATTAGAGTATTTTCGGCAGGAATTGCTAGCCAGCTTTTCCGTCCGTCGCCGAGCCGCAGTCCGACACCCAAACTTCCCCCCAACCCTATTCCCAGAAGTTCTCAAAGACGAAGACCGTTACGTCCGCATGGCCGCAATCAAACACCCAAACTTCCCCCCAGCCCTACTCCCAGAAGCTTTCAAAGACGAAGACCGTTACGTCCGCATGGCCGCAATCCAACACCCAAACTTCCCCCCAGCCCTATTCCCAGAAGCTCTCAAAGACGAAGCCTTTGGCGTCCGTGAAGCCGCAATCCAACACCCAAACTTCCCCCCAGCCCTATTCCCAGAAGCTCTCAAAGACGAAGACTTTGACGTCCGTGAAACTGCTAAAAAAGTTCACGCAACTCATTTCCCAGACTCCTACCACAAAGAGTCTATAGATGTTAAGCATTTGTCGGGCAAGCACCGCGCGTTGCGGGACCGGATTTTGGCCACCGGCCAGACACAGGTCCATCCCCGCGATCTAGGCCCCGGAGATTATGCACATTTCCGTAGTCCATCAGGACACGTTTCTGCTGACAGAATCCAAGAGTACATTGACAAGATGCCTAGCATTCGGTACAATGTATCACATGACGTTTGGGAAGGTGTCCAGCGGCACTCCACAGAAAAAAGCAATGTATTACAGCTAAATGTCACCGACGACCTTATCAAAAAGATGAAGGAAGCGGGGGTCCACCAGACTTTCAGAAACGTTTTGGAAGCTTCCAACCGGTCAGGTCACCCTGTTCATCCGACTTATGGACTAGGCTGGGTTCGTTATACAGGTGACAAAGATCAAGGCTATTTCATTGATGAGGTCCAGTCAGATTTCGGGCAAAGCCTTGTTCGTCAAGCTGCTGCTCAAGCGGCGCAGGCTGGCCACGACGTGGCCGAGGCCACCGCCCGAGCCAAGGCAAAGTGGCCCGACGAGCACCTGCAAAAGATTCAGGAAATCGTGTTTGGTGGCAAGCACCCCAACGAAGTATTACACGAGGCGTTCCGTCAGCACATTCGTAACAAGGGTGAGCATGATGCAAAAATTGCAATACACCACGTAGATACCAAAGCCCCGATTTCTGGCTGGAAAACTGACAAAGATTTCCCGGTCCATGCTCAACGGACCTACCGTCAGTATCCTGAAAAAATCGGAATGAATCCAAGTACTTACGGGACTTTGCCAACGCAGAAAAGCAAGGACCTAAAGGGCCAAAAGACTTACGAAGACACGATCCGTAAGTTCGAATCTCTATCTAAGTCTCTCTCCGACATTCCGGTCGGTACCCGGATTGATCTTGGTGATACAAAAATCGTACACCACGAGCACTTGGATGATGTTTCCGAGATAAAGGACGCAAGGTCGTTCGACTACAACCACACGCTCAAGCAAGAAATGGCCGACCGTGGGTTCCGGTTAATCGTATCGGAGCTTCGTCGTCACGGCCACGCCCCAGACGATGCTGTGGAAATCTACTCACAGGTGCATGAGCCGTCTAGGTCTCACGCTGTGGGGCACGTAAAGGCATACTTCTATCCAAAGACCAAGAACCTGCAAATCCCCTATGCTGAAATCTCTAAAAAAGAGCTACACGGCAAGGGGCTTGGTCCATCAATGTACGAAGCCGTTATGGCGCACGCAAAAAACGTCTTGGGGGCTGTGAATGTGTCTGGCGGCATTCACTCTTCGATGGCCTCTAGGGTGCATAGCAAGCTCGCAGATAAGCACGATATGGAGTATTGGCCACAAGAGAATTACGGTACCGGAGACACGATGGACGAGCCCGAAGATGAAGAGGGGCCTTTCGACAATCACTATGCTCCGTATAGCTACAATCTCAAAGCAGAGCCGTCCATGTCTAAGGAGCCATAATGTCTAGCTTTACTACACAAACGCCTAACTTTCAGAAATGGTTCAAGCAGTCCAAGGTTGTTGGGCCAGACTCAAAACCGTTGCGGGTTTACCATGGCACCACGCACGATCTAGAGACCTTTGCGAAGAGGATGGCCAGTCCGCACAATTATTTTGGTCAGGCTATGTATTTTACCGACCACACCGGAGACGTTGCATCCAACTACGCTTCCGACAAAGGACCAGACCTTAAAAACAGGATTGACAATGAGGCAGAAAAGATAACAGCCAAGCAAAAGAAGATAGACTGGGGACAGGCCCAACAGAAGGCCAGAGCAAAGCTCGTTGGGCCGGGTCCACGTACTCTTCCTGTCTACCTATCTTTACAAAATCCAGTTAGAATACATCCATTTAAACCTACTTTTCTGGACTGGAATCAGGACTATGACGAAGAAGGCAATGAGGTGGGTGAGCCGACTGGGAAGGCAGTGGACCTGACTCGTGCGATCGTATCGGTTGGTAAAAAATATGTCCCCCACAATCCGGGTTTTGTTCCAGAGGTTCTTGTTCAAGAGCTAATGGATAATGGGCTCTGGGAAGGAATGAGTGCTCACCAAGTAGACGATCTTTTGAGGCGTTCTTACTATACATTAGATTTGGTAGACAGGCATGGCAATAATGCTCTTGGCAACTTCCTGCAAGACGTCTGGAAACACATGGGGTACGATGGCATAATCCACGACACCGATCGTTTTGGTGGTATGATAGGAGCAGGGGAGGCTACCCACTACGTCGTTTGGGACCCCAAAAAAATCAAGAGCGCTATTGGTAATACAACCTTTGACCCGAAGTCAAGATATTTTGCAAAATCTGCAGGTTTCTTGACCTTTCCGCACTTCGGCGTTGAGGCTCCTCACTCCGAGCCTCTTACGTTGCGTTCGGACCAAACGCATGTGGTAGAGCGAATGGACCTGCAGCACGGTACGGACGCCGACCCGGCCCGGTCCGGAGGAGTTATGTTTGCTTCTTCGAAAAGCAACGCTCCGATGCCGGGGTCCGAGCGCAAAGAGTCTGGATTTGCTGTTATCCATCCACACATGGAAGGTCTAGAAGACTTGCACTCTGTCAGAGACCACGAAGCCCAGCATTCCGTGTTTAACTGGATTGCACAAAAGCACGGCTACCACATGAGCCGTAAGATCGCAAGACATTTGATTGACAATGTCTTGAGTCCGAACGAGCAGAAGGCCGTACACGCTTTGGCTAGAGTGAATGGATATGCGAAAGACGAGCCCTTGTACCATGAAGAGGCCCTTGCAACATTGCAATCCTTCCTTATTTCGCCTAAGCGTAGACGTTTCTTTTTCTCTCAGTTTCCGACGATTAAAGGCAAGGAAATACAGAGGAAGGTTCACGGTATATACAAAAAAGCTTGGCGCAAGCTCATGTCAGCGGCACCAGAACTTACACCAGAACACCTATTGGGGAAGGTCGAACTGGACACTCCGCACAGGCTCGACAAGGCTGAGGTAGATCACGCATCCCAGAATTATCGAGACGAACACGGCAATTACACGGACCTTGACTTGTTGAAGATCCCGCCTTCGACATCACACAAATGGCCTCAATATCGCAAGCGTTTTGAGGAGGCTCTTGCGAGCCGCTTCCTAACGCCCGGACAAGAGTTACAGACCCTTGAGGTTCCAGTGGATACTGAAGGCGTCAATGATGTTAAGAACCATTGGCGATACCACATGTACCGTCAGATGATTCGCGAAGGCAACGAAGTTCCCCCTGTTTTTGTTGCAAATCGTAACGGTCGGTTGTATGTGATTGACGGAAACCACCGGTTGGCCGCAGCGAAGGCCGAAGGTCTCAAAAGCCTAGAGGGTCGGATCGCCGTTAATTTATTCAAAAAGACAGAGGAAAACGGAGACGTCGATCGCTTAATGTACAGTGAAGACCCGGCAGACCGCAAGCTTGCGTTACGCTTACCCGGTGTAACCGAAGAGCACCTAAGTACGGCAATGAGCGATCCCGACGAGTCTGTGCGGCTCATGGCATTGAACCATGACGCGGTTACTCCTGCTGTTGTTGCTGTTGCTGCATATGATCTATCTCCAAAGGTGCAGGAAGCTGCAATTCAACATCCTTGCTTTACTTCCGTAACCGCAGGGACGATGTTGGAGCATCCCTCAAGGCGAGTACGATGTATTCTTGCTTCCAGAGACTGCCTGACAGGCGATCAGATCGCCGCTATGTATAGTTCAGCACTGAGTGACCTTGGGATAAAGCTAGCTCTATTGGATCGTCTTTCCTGTCCAGCGTTTGTTTTAAAGGAAGCGGTACTTAGCGCAAAAGATAGTGATTCCGCAGACAATCTAAAGCTTGCTCTGGCTGCAGTTGACCATGATTCGATGCCCGAGAACGTACTAAAGACCGTTGCCTCTAGCGAGGAGTACGCACTCCCACTGAGGACGGCCGCGATTGAAGCGCTGTCGTTGCGCAGTGGAGAGGAAGATGATTAACGAAGAATATTTAAGTCATATTTTTGTTGGGCCGAAGTCTCGCCACGAACCCGTTACCGTGGTGGCTGATCCGACGTTGCATGTCAACGATTCCAGCCAGTCCCCTGAAGCCAAGGAATGGCAGGAGATTCAGGACGGAGATATCCACGTTACGCCTGTGTCTCTTAGGAATTTGGGTTCCTCAAACAAGGCCATTTTCGAGACTCCTTATGGCGACCGCTGGATTGCTAAGGCATACCATCAGCCTCTCTCTAGGGAAATCACTCATTACGATACAGGTGGTTGGGCTGAGTGTGCAACACAGGCGCTTCACCGTGCGGGTGGTACTGGAGAGTTGTGTCAACGCAGTGTCGTTTGCCATCCCGAGCAGCCGATCATCGCGACAAAGTTTGTAAAAGCCGCAAAGCACTATGATCCAGACGACATAGGTAGTGCAGCACAGCGTGCAGCACTATCTTTGGATGCAGCTAAGATAGGGTTTATGGACTTTCTGACGAACAACGTAGACAGGTGTTCTACCAACTTTTTGACCAAGCAGGACGCGATCACAGGACATCCCGTTGGGCTCTACGCTATAGATCATGCGGCAAACTTCCAGTACCTTATGCCGAACATTTTTGGCAGTCAGGTTTCTACCGATTCACATGACCACCTACACGAATATCTTAGAGGGGAAGACGATTGGGCGGCTTTTGCTCGCTTACATGCTGCGACTACACCCTATGTTGAGCATGCGGTTAAGTGGTGGCAAGAGAACGGACCATACATACGTCGAGAAATGGAGCGGCAGCTTACCGCTATCACTGACCCCGTTGTCAGGGATCACATCTACAGGAATTTCACAGAGAGAGCGGACTGCCTTGACCGGCTTGCATTTGAGTGGCCCGAGCATCGCGACTGGGAGATGTTCTATGGGGAAGTGTGGCTCACTAATCATGT